ACTAGCCAACCATTGGCGTATGCCGAAGGATAGACCTTAAACTTCCGTTTAGCTTCAGCTTTTACCCTTGCATATAACGCTGGGTTAGTAGGCGTAGCTCCGCTCTTTTTCTTTTTAGTAGTTTTTCTTTTTCTTACTACCATTATTACCTCCTGTTTTTGGTATAAATTTATATTTATTCATTTTCTTTGCAAATTTTTTCATATTGCTAGGGTGGGGGGCATTAATACCGTGGGCGCCTTTCATTTGATATCCTCTTCCTCTTCCTCTTCCTCTTCTTCGCCTTGAAGCTCGTTAGTTTGATCATCAACTTCTTCTACAACATTATCAACAACATCACCTGTTGACTCTGTTACAGTATCAATAACTCCGCTAACATCTTCTAAAGCTGAAGTAGTTATAGCGCCTGCTGTTTTAACAGTTGAATCTATAACACTTGTTGTTAAATCTTTACCACCATCTATAACAGCACCTACCGTAGCACATGATGTTATGAAAACTGATACCAATACGATCATAATATGTTTCATAGTTTACTCCTTTTAAAAATATATTATTTTTTCTTTTTGCCCATCTTTTTCTTTTTAGATTTTTTACCGGACATCTTTTTTGGGGGTTGATTTATACAATGCATTTTTACGCTCCGCCGTAGTTTTTCTTAGTTTTTTTCTTTATGTCTTCAGAGGTCATACCATAAATACTTGGTTTCTTTTTCTTCTTCATAGGTTTCATTGTCTGCATTTTCTTTGCGGGTTTTCCAAAACCTGCACCCGCGCCTACAACTGTACCCGCAACTGCATTAGTATAAGAAGTAGTATTTACCTTTGCTACATTGTTGTCAGGGTTGCCAACCATGTCATTTTTCTTTTGTTTTCTTTTTTTACTATGAGTGCCCATTATTTTTTTCTCCTTTTCACGCCTCTACCTTTTAAGATATCAGCAAACGTTACTTTTCCATCTCCAGTTAAATCTGGAAACTTACCTTTCATTTTTTTAACTTTACGTTTTTTCTTTCTGGCCCTGGCAGCCATATCATATTTACTAGTCATTACCTTCTCCTTTTGGTTCTAAGTATTGTGTATCTACCCCAGCTAACTTTAACAGCTCGGAATCTGGTAGCCTTTCTAATTTTTCTAATTTGTCTACGTTTATGTTAACTTGAGTTGCTTGCTCGGGGGCAAATAGACCGTGGAGCTTGCATAAAGAATCTACGACATTTTTTTCTTCAGTCGCGGTTGCCGATTTACGGTGCGCTTCGAAGTACATCTGAGTCGCGGTTGTACGATCAAATTTTACTTCTTCTCGCATCTCTTCTCTTAGATACTCAACAGCTTGTTGCACCTTTGGTTTTTTAAAAACTTCGTACACTGAATCCTGGTTCTTGTACCCCGCTGCACGACCCGCGGCCGCCTTACTCATGCCACGTAAAAAATATAAAATTAATCTTTCTTCTTGGACCGAAAGCTCGGACAACTTTACTCCGGCGTAGGGAAAATGAGACTGAAGTTCAATTCTGTCTTCGTCGGTTACTTCAACTGCTTGAGAAGTTAGTAAGCTCATGTGCTCAAAATAACACATTGGGGTGTATCTTGTAAATTTTTTGTTGAAAAATTTTTTTTGAAAAATATTAAATATATCGCTCATACATCTTCTCCTCTATCATCACAGACCCGACCCCGGACCCGATTCGCTTTACGTTTACACTTTGTCGTTTCAGTCATTGGAACCTTGTATCAGTTTTTTCGCCGTCAGTCGCTACGCTTTATGACGTTGTTGGTTGGTTGGTGTATTTGTTAGTGTCAGACTCATAGTACATTACTACAGTAATACTTAATCAAACTAATTCAGGAGCGGGCACTAGCAACTACTTCTATTAACTTATATTCAAAAGGAGTAAATCATGAGTATATCTAAAACTATTGGTAAGTACAGTTACCATGTTCACAAAGCTATCAAGACTATCAAAGTCCCTAATGTAAAGAAAGCTGTTAGCTCTACCAAGGAGCAACTCGTAGCTGGATACACAGAGGCAATGGTTCAAGATACGCCTAAACAAATGACCTTCAACTTCGGAGGTGACAAATGATATTGAATATATTCTTATCAGTATTAACTGTTTGGGTTGCATTGTTAATCCTTGTACAAACTATCATCGTAGGTAGTTTCATATACTTTGTTGTAACAGGAAAAAGTTACAATTGGGAACCAGAGGTTAGCACACATGAGTAATTACATAGCTAACGCGTTAACACTGACGATATTCACAGTATCGTTGGTGTTAACAACTCTCCTAACCATGGACATTATCAACTACACCGGACAACAATCCTTGTTCGAGTTATTTCTATGGTTCTTCTTCGGCCTCGTAACATTCATTTACGGCAAGGTCATCATCCTACTAAATACATAATCACCTAGAGGGGGCTAACCACCCCCTACTATCATCTATTTACTACTATCATCAGTGCCTGCGAGCGTGTGCGAGCAGGTGCATTGTGCGTGCATGATTGGTTCCGCGTGTTCCACGGACATGTGCCGATGTGGAACCACTTCGTGGAACCAAGAAAAACATTGCAACAATGCAGGCTTGCTCGATGAAGAGGTGCTCGCGGTTCCATGGTTCCGCGAAAAACAAAACTGGATTTTGTAGCGGACCGTGGACCGTGGTTATTTAATCATTGTTAGTAAACCTAAAAGTAATGGAACCAGTGGAACCATAACCTATAACCAGCATTCTTATGCTGTTATTTGTGTTCCATGAGTCGTGGAACCAAGTGGAACCAGTGGAACCAAAAATCATACGCCAGTCGCTCCGCTTGGTGGCGTTTCTGGTGTATGTGTGAGTTTGATACGGGCGTATCGAACCACTAACCTTTATTATAATAAGGAGTAAATTATGTATTCATTATACATTTTAATACCCGGCAAAGACGGGAAAAACAGAAGCCGAGAAATCGGCACAGCAACTACTAACAAAGACGGCAGTCTAACATGTTGGTATGACGTTGCTATACCAACTGATGGACAAGGTAAGTTTGTACCAGTGTTCATGAGAGAGATTGTGATGAAAGAGACTTCAGCACAATCAACAGCCAGCAATGGCGTTCAACAAGAGTTACAGGCGTAACTCTTTGTAGCTACCATGTGAGCTACAAACAAAGAAGGCACATGGGGGTTGTTACCGAAAGCACACGCTCGGATGAAAAGCCGAGCACAGCTCGGTGAAGTCGTAGAGCACAAAATAGAGTCGATTGGCGTCCTTCCGCTGAAGTTAGTAAAACCTTCACAGATAACTAACAACAGTAAATTGCTACTAAGGGAACACTTGCAAGTGTTCCCTTTTTTACATCATCTTGGCATTACTCGTGCCGTACATCCTTTGCATATCGCGCCCACAAATTTGCTTGCGCAATCAGTCGCGGAACGGTTCCCGTTCTCGCTCCTTATTTGTAGCCCTCATGCAAAAATGTCCGGACAACAGCCAGCAACAGCGTATGTGCGTGCGCGAGTCGCTACGCTTTGTCGCGTTGCGAGTAGTTTTGTGTAAATACATAAGGAGGTAAATATGTGTATTGAAGAAGTGAGTATCCCTACTGAAGTGCTCAAACAAGCCGAAGCAAGCGAAAAACAATCGCAAGTTGAATATGTAAGTTCTGGTGAGTTTCTTAAGAAGTTCATCAGAAGAATTGAACTAAAGCCGCAAGGAGGTAACTATGGCAAATAATGTAGATCATTTTGACCCAGCTGATCAAGAGATTGGACCAGAATTGGTAAACGAACTTGAAACAGATGAGTCAATGTACACCCCGGACACCAATGGTGATCCAGAGGGTTCAGAAGCACGAGACAAGCAGGACGCAGTCCACTTGCCGGACTTCTATTACAGAAAATACGCTCTTGACCACGACAGTCAACCTGTCTTCCAACAGTCAAGAGTTGACGGAATCATGGATGTATTCAAATCTAAAAAGAATACGCCTATGGTTTTCAACGCAAAGGACGATGAACAAAGAGAAAAGGAAGAGAATTACTACCTTCAACAAGTTCAAACAATTGCAGACGGTCTCTTGCCTTTGCTCGAGACTGACCCGCAATCTACTGGTATCAACTTTTTACAGTTGACTACTAGGACTTGGGCTGAGTTTGCATCTATTGCATACGAGTACAAAGAAGAAACTGAACTAGCTAATCCGAACGATGATTTACCTACATGGTTGATCGAGCGTGAGGACAAGATGTTTGGTCTTGGTCGTAAAGCAAGAATGCTTTCAGCCGTTGTTGGACTGATTGGACAAGACTTCGGTCTTCAAGATCTAGGCCTCAAAGACGCTCGTGTACAAAACGAGATCGAGAGACGCCAACAAAGATTGGCTGAGTGGAACTTCAAACAACATGCAGACTCGTCTGTACGTGTGTCCACTGAGCTAAACAATGCAACCAAAGAACACACTAGAAATGTATTCGAGGCTGCGTAACATAAACCCGGGGACTTCGGTCCCCACTTTGTAAGGCAGTTGTGGTGGCGCAACGTGTGTCCAGGTTCTGTGGGGTAAGTTACGTTTTTGTAAGGCAGTTGTGGTTAGAATGGCTGCGCATGTTGCCGTGACGTGTCGTCCGTTAAGGTACGGCTGTTTAGGTTCGTAACGGCGTCGCACTGTGAGGTTTGTTACGGCAAGTATAATATATTAATCCGTGGAGGTAATTATGGGATTAGATCAATATGGTGGTTGGCTCGAGCCAAAAAAAGAGTCTAAAGATAATGTTGTTGACCTTTTTGAAGAAAAAGACAACAGCAATCAATGTTTCGACTGGCGTAAACATGCTAGGCTACAAGAATTTATGCGTAACTTATATTATTCAAAGCAGGATAAGCTACCTGATCTTGGTGTAATGGGTTGCGAGTTTAATTGCACAAAAGTATTTCTTAATAAAGAAGATGTGCTTAATTTACAAGAAGCAATACAAAACGACAACTTGCCTTTTTGTTCTGACGGTTTCTTTTGGGGACAACAGTTCCAAGAAGAATCTATGAAAGAGTACAAAGAACAAGACTTACAGTTTTGTGAAGAAGCACTTAAATGGCTCGAAGAAGGCAAACAAGTGTACTACGAGTGTTGGTATTAAAATATAGGAGGTTATATGCATTCAATCAATCCAATCAAACTAAAAGACGAACTCAAGGACTGCATCAATGCGGGCTACCCAGCAATGATCTGGGGTGGTCCGGGTATTGGTAAGTCTGAGATACCCGAACAGGTTGCACAAGAGCTAGGAGTCCCACTCATTGATTTTCGTGCTAACCTGTTCGATCCTGTTGATGTACGTGGCGTGCCCTACATCAAACAGCTAAAAGAAACTGGTAAAAGGTTTACATCTTGGGCTGTACCTGATGTCTTTCCAATCGAGCAACGAGATGGCCCACGCGGCATCTTGTTTATCGACGAGTTGCCAACTGCACCGCCAGCAACACAAAACGCATTCTTGCAGTTGTTGCTGACTAAACAAATCGGTGAGTACAAATTGCCACCAGGATGGCAGATTGTATGTGCGGGCAACAGATTGACTGACGCAGCAGCTGTTTATCAGATGCCAAGTCCAGTCAGAAACAGGCTTGCACACTACGAACTTGAACCGTCGCTCGATGACTGGGTACAGTGGGCCTATCAAAACAATCTAGATACAGATGTTATCTCGTTCATTCAATACAGACCTAACTTACTTTCTGCATTCAACGCAGATGAGTATGCATTTCCAACACCACGTGCTTGGTCAATGGTCAGCAAAAAAATGTCGCGAGCCAACTCAGATCCTGAACGTCTATTCTTTGGTGTGTCATCTCTAGTTGGCGATGGTCCAGCTGGTGAGTTTGTTGCATTCAAAGAGATTGCATCTAAGCTACCAGATATTGATCAGTTGATTAAAGACCCATCTACGTACAAAAAAGATGACAATCCAGCTCTATTGTACGCTTTATCTACTGCTGTGGCAGCTAGAGCAGAAGATAATCTTATGGAGAACATTATGAAGCTAAACAAAAAGATACCTGTTGAGTTTCAAGTTGTCCTAGTTAAAGGTTGTCTTGCCAAAAACAGAGAACTCAAATCACACAACGATGTGCGTAAGTGGATCGTTGACAATGCTAATGTTGTTTTATAGGAGGTTATATGAAAACAGTTAGATTATCAGAAAGACTCAAAGAAGATATTCTTGAAGCTGCTGAAAAGAAAATCAAAAATACCACACCAGACAAGGACTATCCTATTGATGGATACAAAGTCCTTGATGAACATGGTGTTATTGACAAAGTTAATCGTACTCAACAAACATTTAAAAACATTTGGGGTTATCAAATGAAGGTAGATGAGATTGATCAGGTTGAAATTCAATCTGAAATATCAACTATTGATGAAGATGGAGATGAAGATAAACACACAAAAACCTACAGGTTATCTTGTAGTCCTATTGATGTGCCTGCTTTTATGTCTGACTATGGTACTTTCAAACTCAAAGTGCCACCAACAGATCCTACTTTTGTAGAATGTATTACAGTAGAAAAGTACAACTCTGATTTGAGACGTAAACTTTACGACAGAAAAGCTAAACTTGAAGAGGTTATGTCACGATTTTCTACCTTAAATCAATTACTTAAGGCTGCTCCGTACATGAAAGACTTGGTCCCACAAGAAAAACTTACAAAAATGTATGAAAAAGATGACCGTACAGCTAGACGTCAAGAACTTGCAGAAGTTGCAGAAAACGAACTGCAAGACTTACGTGAAACATTGCTTGAAGATGCATTACTTGGAGATGACTAATGGTTGGAGAAATACCTATTCTAACAATATGTATTACAGCTTCATTGCTTTTTTACATAATTCTTATTAACACACAAGGGAGAAAATGATGAATCAATTGTTTGTAAAAGCTAGATCCCGTCTTGTGCTAGACAACCCATTCTTTGGTACTTTGTGTCTTAGACAAAAACCTACTGAGTGGGAAGAACCGACTGGCGCGGTGGACGGCAAGCATTTATTTTACAATCCAAAATGGTTTGAAAGTCTTACAGAACTAGAACGTGTGGGTTTTCTAGCGCACGAAGTTATGCACCTTGTTCTTATGCATCACACACGTAGACAAGAACGTAATCCACACAAATGGAACGTGGCTGCTGATTATGCAATCAACAATCATTTACTTGCAGAAGGTTTTATTCTGCCAAAAGGCGGACTTGTAGATGATCAGTACATCGGCATGTCTACCGAGCAAATCTACAATCTTCTACCGGAACCTCCTTCGGGCTGGGACTCAGAATTTTGTGATACCGGTGGATGTGGCGGTGTGCTGGACGCTGCAGGTGCAGACGGTACGCAAGCTACACAAAGCGCTATTGAAGCAGAGCTACAAGTTGCAATCAACCAAGCTGCAGAAGCAGCCAAAGCTCAAGGTAAATTGTCCGCAAACATGGAGTCTATTGTTTCTGATATTACAGAACCAAAAGTAGATTGGAAGAATGTACTAGCAAGGTTTCTACGTGCTAACAACAAGTCCGATTTCACATGGGCTAGACCAAACAGAAGATTTATTGCATCTGGTATGTATTTGCCATCTCTTCACAATCCATGTCTAGAAGAGATTGCAATCGCTGTAGATACTTCAGGTTCTATATCAGATGATGAATTGACACAGTTCACCACAGAAACTTCGTACATACTGCATGAGCTCAATCCTGAACGTGTGCAGTTTGTACAATGTGACGCAGAAGTAAATGATGTCACTGAATATACTCGTGAATCATTGCCTCTCAAAGTTACATACAAAGGTCGAGGCGGTACTAGTTTTGCGCCAGTCATTGACTACATCAACGAGCATCATCCTAATGTTGCTGCTCTTGTGTACTTGACTGATCTTGAAGCTTGCCAAGACGACTTTGGTGACAAACCACATTACCCAGTGCTTTGGGTAACTACACAAGCAGAGGAGGCTCCTTATGGAGAAGTTATCAAAATGTAAACAATACGTTCAAGAGTTTGGCGTGTCTGTGTTGACCGGCACAGCTATATTGTTTTTGTTGTTCGGTCTTGCAACTAGTATTCATTACTCGTTGATTTTATTTGGTGTCGGGGTTGGCCTTGGCTGTATATTTTATTTACTATGGAGGATTATCTAATGGGAAGTGTTGTATCGTCAGTTACCACAGCATTGTGGATATTGATTGAACTTATTCAATTTGCATACATGGCCTATCTAATGTGGCTAAGGAGGAATGATGTTACTAGTAGGCATACTGTCCGCGCTAGGACTGCTTTTGCTGGCGCTTAAAGCTGGCGGGCGTAAAACAATTGGTCACGATATTTTTGTTGACGTATTGATTACTGTTACATTGATGGTTTGTTTCTATGGCACTTTCAGTGGCATGGCTGCTGCTATGGTTGGTGGTCTTTGTGCTTCTATTGTTTTGTTTATTATGAAGAAAACAATGGTGCATGAAAAACTAAAGGTTACTAAAGTAAACAAAACTGTTATGACTAAACCTTTTACTGTCAAAGTTCCAACTGTCAAAACTGGTTGGCAAAGAGTAGAACCAACTTGGAGAAGGTAATGAGTATAAATAAAGAAGAACAAGCGCATTACAAACTATATAGTGACTTAGATGAAATAAGTGCAAATGCCTTAGAATGTCTAAGTCCTGTGCATGTTATAGCATCTGGCATAGATTACTATTTAACCCAAGCATACAAATCCGCTCCTTCGCCAGAGCAAGCGGAAGTGCTTATTGATGCATCTGTAAAAAGAGCAAAGGAGGAAAACAATGGCTAGTGTACAAATGTCACAAAGACTACGAGATGATATAGCTGACGCATATGAGAAACAATTACATCTTGCATATAGAAAAGAACACAATGTGCAACCTGCTGTAGATTATGTTATGTCTACTATACAAGATGATGAGTTTAATGTTCTTATGGCAACAGCTGAACAGTACGAAAATCTTTCACAAAAACTAGATCAAAAATATGGAGACCCAAGCAGACGTGGCTATTACAATAGTACTTTAGGTTTTTCTGTAGAAAGAAATTTAATTAAACAAGTAGATAGCATAGCTGTTATATGTAATCCAAATAGACCAAAAGAAGATAACATGACTATTCTTTTTGATTGGTCGACTGCTTATCAAGAAACTATTGGTGCAGGCAACAAACCGGAAAAATACCCACCTAGTGATAACTGGGTTGAAGGAGATGTGCCTGTGCGTATAGAAAAATTACAGTCTTTTATGGCACCTGTAGTGACACGTCTTGAACTTAACAGAGGGTGGGGTCAACAAAAATTTTATGCTCCATATGCTGATTGCGCATACGTTATTACTGAACCTACAATTTGTGAACAACTTATGCCTATTGGTCAAATAGAAGACCAAGCAGCAAAAGATTTACAAACTTTCAAAGAATATATTGCAAAGATAACTACTCTTAAAAAGTTTCTTGATGAGTGGCCTGGTGGTAAAGATTTGGTGCCAGAAGAAGACATACAACGTATGACTAAAAAGGTTGTAAGAAAAGCACCTGAAAAAAATACACCAGAAAAAATCATACCAGATGTTTTGAAAGAGCAGATGAATGAGGTAATATTAACTAATAAACTATTGGGGGACGACTAATGGAATTAGTAAATGAAACACAATGGCAATACAATTCAGAATTTTCATATGAAGCTAATATGGCTAACTGGATTGATGCTGTTCATTTTGAACGTAAAAGATACCAAGAAACTCAATTAACGCATGAACAAGCGGTAATGAAGTTCAAAGAATTATACCCGAGGAACGAATATGGGCAGACTTAAAGCAGCAATGATGGACATAGGTGAAGAAGCCATGACTCATGGCGTTGAGCCTACTGCCAGCAAGTATGCTATGTCTACAGATGATGTCCAAATGTGTATTATGTTTGCATGTGCTTACGACGGCACTTGGACAGACTTTGTACGAGAACACCCAGACTTTGATCCGCGCAACGGTATAAACATTCATTAAATTTAACTCCCTTGAGGAAGAGCCTTCCGAGGTTGGCAGAGCACGTGCGGAACGCGATAGAAATGCGACCGGCCATCGCGCGATGAGAAGGAGATAGGGAGTTATTCAAACATGCCAAGGAGTGGCATTAGTATAGCCCAAGATTCGGTGTTCCGGCTTGGGCTATGCGTCTTTAACTTAAGATACGTATATCCAAAGTTCAAGTGTACCAGTTGCAACGTCTGAACCTGGAGCTACTTGACATGTGATATCAATCGTATCATCTGCTGTATACTCTTTAGGTACAACGTTTGCATCAGTTTCATCACCAACACCGGTTTGTCCACATGTTGAACCATCGATGTAGTAATCTGCATCAGAACCATCACCGACATCCCAAACAAGAGATGTTGCTCCATCTAAATCACTAGACTTAAGGAACACTCCATGGACTGTCTCACCAGCAAAGACATCTACCATTTGATAAACATCATTTGCATTAGGTGCTGCGCTTATTGTGATTTTTCCCTTTCTTACACCCATATTTCCACTTGGGAAAGGTTTGAAAGCTTGGTTACCACTGACCATATCGCTTGTAAATGTTGCCATTTTTTCACCTTTAGTTGTTATGTCACCCAAAATTAGGTAACATCTATAGTCATAAAGACAAGAATGCATTTTGTCAAGTTTAATTAACGGAGTAATTAAATGCCCCCAAAACATGTTTGGGTTAAAAGAAACCCCATACACCCATATACATACAATAATCCCGATGATTTACCATACATACAATGGAAGTATGTAAAGCTTTCTGTTGCATACAATATGTATACCAGTAAACAAATTGGTTGGGAGCGTGCAAAAAAACACGAGTACAAAAACTGGTGTATAAAAATGCAAAAGTTCAAGGAGGAACTGTAATGCAAAAAATTTATTTGGATTTCGAAACTTACTACGATGTACAACTGTCGCTTACAAAGATGTCAACAGTTCAATACATTAATCACCCTGATTTCAAAGTTTGGGGCGTAGGAATAAAGGTTGAAGATAATGAAACTGAGTGGTACTCAGAAGATGAGACCCCCTCCGTTTTGGAACAAATCGATTGGGCTAATACTGCCGTCGTTTGCCATAATACATTATTTGACGCTTACATTCTTACACAATACTTCGGATACAGACCTGCGTTTTATTACGACACTGCGGCCATGAGCCGGGGTTTGTATCCGAATTTGTCTGCTCGACTAAAAGATTGTGTCGTGCGTGAATTTCCATCAGATCTTTCTAAACGTAAAGGAGAAGAACTGGTAAACGCCAAATCTGTACGTGATTTAGATCCTGAACTTGACGCACAAATCGGCAGCTACTGTATTCAGGACGTTGACCTGACGTACGATCTCTTTCAAAGTTATATTCGTAATTATCCGGACAAAGAAATCCGCATCATTGATTTGACTGTACGAATGTTTGTAGAACCAAAACTTATATTAGACCGTGGACTACTGACAACTTACAAAGATGATATAGCAACTCGCACAGAACAAGCGATCCTGGCTTCGGGTACTACACGAGAGGTTCTTGCTTCACAAGTCAAGTTCAAAGAACATCTTGAATCATTAGATATTGTAGTGCCTACAAAGAAAAGTCCAACCACAGGCCAACAAATACCTGCGTTCGGTAAAAACGACAGTGCTTACATACAAATGTGTAATATGTATCCAGAACATTCGAACATTTGGGAAGCCCGTGAGCTGGTAAAGTCACGTATAGAAGAAACCAGAGCGCAACGATTTATTGACTCTACCAACCCTGATGGTACGTTCAGCGTACCGCTGCGTTACTATGCCGCACATACAGGTCGTTTTGGTGGCTCGGACAAAATCAACCTGCAGAACCTGCCAAGAGGCTCAACACTTAGACGTGCAATCATGGCCCCTGAAGGACAACGATTGTACATAGCTGACTTATCTAATATCGAAGCACGTATGCTAGCCTGGCTGGCTAAAGAGCACGAACTCGTGCAGGCTTTTGCCACAGGCCGTGATGTATATTGTGAATTTGCTTCACAAATATATGGTCGCACAATTACTAAAGATGACAAGCTAGAAAGATATGTAGGTAAAACAGCTATACTCGGTCTGGGGTACGGAATGGGGGCCGATAAGTTTAAGCTAACGCTCAAAACTGGCTCCCCCTCCGTTGAAATATCTGATTCTGTAGCGCAAAATATTGTTATGCAATATCGAGGTATGTATCCAAACATACCAAGATTGTGGTCAGGTATGAAAGACGCACTTTTTCAGATGGTAAACCCACGCGGTGTAGGCCTGAAGTACGGACCCCTTACCATCAACCGAAGAGCTCTTTTATTACCAAACAATATGTCTCTTAGTTATCCAGACTTACGATACCAAGGTGGAGAGTTTGTGTACGATACCAGCAAGGGCACATACATACGTACGCATGGGCCTCGAGTTACGGAGAATGTTGTTCAAGCACTTGCTCGTATTGTTATCACTGACCAAATGTTGGACATACAATCGTTGCCACAAGTAGACATTGTTTTACAGGTGCATGATGAGATTATAGCTATTGGTTCAAAGCTAGAAGCAGATGATACAATGAATAAAATTATTGACATTATGCGTACCCCACCTGAATGGTGTAACGATTTACCGCTCGATGCTGAAGGGGGAGTAAGTAAAATATATGACAAATAAAAATTTAATACTTACTAGAAAAAAAGCCGAACGTGTAGTTGTTCATGTCCAGGGAAAGAAAATATGTACGATAACTGTTACAGATATTTCTCAAAAATCTTGTAAATTAGGTTTTGAAGCAGATAAGTCTGTACGTATAGATAGAGAGGAAGTATACTTAGATAAGGAGATTTAATTATGGAAGTTGTGTTCTTAAAAGCTAAAAAACCTTTGGCTAAAGAAATATCAGAAGAAGGCATTAAACCATATCCACTTACTAAAAACTTTACTTCAGAACATTTTGATATTTCTACAGACCAAAAAGGTTTAAATAAATTATATAAATTACTTACGGATCAAGCTGCAAACGGAGCTTGTTTGCACAAAGGTTCTCTTAAACGTCCACTTAAAGATGAATCAAGAGCCTTTATGTCAGAACGTGCAAAAACAACGGAAATGTTGGTATTAGATGTAGACGGATTACATACATCTAATCCAGGTGATCTTCAAGCACTTGCCGAAAAAATCGTACTACAATTACCTGAAGCCTTTCATAACGTATCGTATATAGCTCAAGCTTCAGCTTCATTAGGATTTAAGAAGAATACTGTTTCTTTACATTTGTTTTTTCTTTTAGACATGCCCGTACATCCAAAAACTCTGAAGGACTTTATACGCATGGTAAATTACAACAGTGATTTTCTTGCAGAACAAATAACATTATCAGCAAATGGTCAAAGTCTTTCGTACATACTTGACCCTTCAGTTGCAGATAATAGTAAATTAATTTATATTGCACCACCAAAGTTTGTTGGTGTAGAAGACCCCTACCCAAATAATAGATTCATCAAGGTTGACCGTGGTTCGCCAACCCTCGAGATCTCCTCTACTTTAATTGGCGTCAATCCAGAAAAAGTGCACGCTTTAGGATTACAAATTAAAGATAATCTAAGGAAGAAAAACAACCTTCCAAAGAGAGTAGGCAAAGTAACTACGGTCAACGTTGCTGGTGAAGCGCACGAAGTACTACAAAACCCAGACAAAATGACCATCCAGATCTCTCGTGTGTACGAACCTTTTGTTAACTGTAATGTAAATGGAGGCGACAGCGGAGGTTATTACTTTGTACTTACTAACCCACATTACATGTATAACTTTAAAGGAGAACCTATTTGGGAAATAGAAAAAGCAGACCCAGACTTTTATAGAAGTATATTTGAAATATTTGCAGATAAAATAGATACAGAATCTAAAAAGAAACCAATAGTCTTACGAGACTTTTTTACAGATACATATTACAACGGAGTGTATGATGAAACAAAACAACAATTTGACGACAGCTACCCACTTACGCCCACAGGCAAAAGTAGTATTAACGATTTTCTTAAGTCTCATGGTCGCCCTACCATGGATTTTGTTCCAGACGCTCGTGTCGTATTTGATCCTAGTAGTGACAAAGGTGTTGACTTGGAAACCGTTCCATATTCAGTAAATTTATTTAGGCGTACGCCCTATATGCTGCGTGCAGAAGAAAACGTAAAAGAATTATCGTACGGTGAAGCCATTCAGATAGCAAAAATTGCACCTAATTTTTACAAACTAGTTATGCACGCGCTTGGTAATGGCAAACCAGAATTTGAACATTTTATAAATTGGCTTGCGTACATTTACCAGCATAAAAAGAAAACAATGACTGCGTGGATATTTACTGGCATACCGGGTACTGGTAAAGGTTTATTTATTCATAAAATACTAAAACCTTTATTTGGTGAACAACAAACACCCATGAGAGCTTTAGAAAATATAGAAGAACAATTTAACTTATATATGAGAACAGCATTGTTTCTTGTAGTTGATGAGTTTCGTATGGCTGATTCAGGATCTGTAGGACGTATGGCCGACAAATTAAAACACCAAATTACAGAACCTAATCTTACTATAAGAGCAATGCGTACAAATCAAATCGAACTGCCATCTTTTACAAACTTTATCTTTCTTACTAACAGAGCAGATGCAGTCAAGATTGAAGACAGTGACAGAAGATACAACGTAGCGCCACGACAAGAACAAAAAATAGAAAACGTACATCCAGATCTCCTGGAGAATTTGTCCGTGTTAGAACCAGAGTTGTATATAGTTGCTGGTGTACTACAGAAATTTGTGGTAAATGAACGTATGGCTCACACAGCATTAGAAAACGATGCAAAAAAAGAAATGAAAGAAGTGTCTATGTCTATTCTTGAAGAATTTGCAAATGCAATACGTACACGTAACCTTGAGTACTTTACGGACGTGTTAGATATACCGCTTGCAAATACATTTGACGCAGGTGGTATTAGTACAGCACAAAGATATTTAAAAGACTGGTTAGCTAGCGCAGGTCAAGAACAAGTCATACCATTAGCTCATTTTAAAGTAGTGTATGACGTTCTTACTGACAGTCGTAATACTTTGTCTCAACGTGAGTTTTCGAAACGTATGTCCAGGCTAAACATTAAAACTGCACGTAAACGTATAAGTAAAGATCGTACAGCCGGCATACCCCGTGGGGTTGTGTTGACATGGAAAATAGATAATAATGTATTGCAACAGTTAATAAAAGAACACTTTGACGAACGGGATTTAAATTTATTAGATAATGGACAATCTAACGCAACCCAATCGTCCAGACCTAATAGCAACAGTTGAGGTCACGGAGGATTTAGAACTGGGGCTAGTACCCGCATGGTCATACTCCGCTTTAAAAACATTTGAATCTTGCGCTTATCGCACTTATATATCTAAAGTAAAACGCGTACAAGAAGACTATGGTCCAGCTGCTGAGCGTGGCACACGAATACACGATGAAGCAGAACGTTACGTACGTAGCGAAATCTCTGAGCTACCAGAGTCACTCAAAAAATTTTCACAAAAATTTTCAGAACTAAAACAACTTTTTGCAGATGGAAAAGTCCAAACTGAAGGAGAATGGGGGTTTACCACTTCTTGGGAACCGACAGGTTGGATTTCTCCTGATACTTGGGCTCGTGTAAAATTAGATGCACTTGTATGTGAAACTGACACGTCAGCTAGAGTTATAGATTACAAAACAGGTAAACAGTTTGGTAATGAAATTGCGCACAGTCAACAAGCACTTATCTATGCTATAGGTACATTCTTTATGTTTCCTGATTTAGAAATAGTAAACACAGAACTATGGTATTTAGATCATGGTACTACTATGGAACAAACCTATACGCGAGATGAAGCTATGATCTTTATGCCCAAACTGCATGAGCGAGCAGTAGCTATGACTACAGCTACTAAGTTTCCACCAAATCCTTCTACTTACAATTGTAGGTGGTGTTCATTTGGTAAAGGACCAGAACCCCATTGTGAATGGGGAATATATTAGTTATAATAAATAAGTTGTACTCACCCAACTAACACAGAGTACTACGGAGAATGAAAGATGAACGATGTTACAACCATCCCTGCGCCTTATGCGCACCAAAAAACAACTACAGATTTTATAACCAACACTAAAACGTGTTTGATTACTTCAGATCCTGGCACTGGTAAAACACGCGCAGTGTTGGACGCTCATGCTATACTTGGAGGCAAGACATTAGTCTTAGCACCACTTTCAATATTGGAAGCGGCATGGGGAGAGGACATATACAAGTTCCAACCCGAAATAAAATATGGAGTAGCTTATGCAAAAAACCGTAAACAAGTATTTGAAGATGATGAAAATGAAATGGTCATCACTAATTTCGAAGCTGTTAACTTTCTATCTAAAAATACACACTACTGTGAGCAATTCGATACAATCGTTATTGACGAGTTTACCGCTTTTAAAAATCGGGAAGCCAAACGCAGTAAAAATCTCAAAAAAATTATCTCATATTTTACTAATAGGATTGCCATGTCTGGTACTCCTAATAGTAATACTATTCTAGATATCTGGCACCCAGCGCTTCTCATCGATGATGGGAAGCGACTAGGTACTAGGTTCTATGCTTTTAGACACCAAGTTTGCACGCCAAAGTTCAATGGCTTTGCTAATGAATGGATAGACAAACCAGGCATAGAAGAAGCGGTAGCAGATAAACTTTCTGATATATCTATACGTTTTGCATTGTCCGATTGCATAGATCTACCAGATAATATTGTACGTACAGTTAATACAAAACTAACACCAAATATACAAAAACAATATAAAACACTAGCTGATGAGTCAGTCTTATATACTAAATCTGGCACAGTAAACGCTGTAAATGCAGCCGCCCGTGTCAAGAAGTTACTCCAGCTTGTTACGGGCGCAGTGTACGATGAAGATGGTGTGGTCCAATTTGTACACCAAGAAAGATACGACATAGTTATGACACTCGTAAATCAACGTGCGCACAGCTTAGTAGCATTCAATTGGAAACACGAGCGTGATGCATTGGTAGAGTTAGCCAACAAAGAAGGTATTACATATGATGTTATTGATGGCACTGTACCTGCTGAACGTAGAAAAGATATAGTCGCTAGATATCAGGCTGGACAAATTAAAGTTTTATTCTGTCACCCACAATCTGCATCGCACGGCCTTACTCTTACACGTGCAAGCACTGTAATCTGGTGTTCACCAACATACAACGCTGAGCACTACCAACAATTCAATCAGCGTATATACAGAGCAGGCCAAACACAAAAGACTGAAACAATACTTATTCAAGCCAGAGGCACTTGGGAACCTGAGGTATACAAAAAACTCAATACCAAGTTAGGTCGTATGGAAAACTTATTACATATTCTTAAGGAGATATCATGAAAAAATTAAATGATTTATTATCAGAAGTAACTAAAGTAAGAACAGAAATAAAATCTGTACAAGCTGAAGAAAAACTTCTTAAAACACAACAACGCGAGTTAGAAAGTCAAATATCTATTAGAATGCAAGAGCAGGGGCTCGATAAAATTTCTAATGATGTTTGTACAATCTCACTTAAAAATGAGATTGTGCCCACTGTAGAAGATTGGGACGCGTTACATCAACACATTATTGATACAAATCAATTTGAGTTGTTGCAAAAACGTATGTCTGCAACCGCCTACAGAGAACTAATAACTTCTGGTATGGATGTACCAGGTGTTAAAAGTACGGAGCTGACTAGAGTTAACTTTAGATCAGCATAATTATAATTAGATGAAAAAAGGAGAACGTTCGATGTCTAATGATATAAGTATAGTAACAAGTGAGATGCCTGCTCACGTTAAACAAGGCAACAATCTGGGTAATGAAAACATTAACTCAGAACATTTGTCTACTCCACGTTTGAAACAGCTACAGCAGTTATCAAACGAAGTAGATGAAAACCACAGTGAATATATAGAAGGAGCCAAAGTTGGTGACTTTATAAACACTGTAACCAAAGAAAGCTACGGTAAAGAACTTTACGTAGTCAACGTACACTTCAGAGAAGAGTATGTTGTATGGGTAAAAAGAGAGAAAGGTGGTGGCTTAGTAGGTACATTCCCTACACAAGCAGAAGCTATTAAGTATCTTGAAGACGGTGGTAACAAGGTCGAAGATCATGAAATCACACAGACTCAAACTCATACTTTGTTAAAAATAGATGAAGCAACAGGAGAAGTATCAGAAATACCTTTCTTGTTTGACTGTTCTTCTTCTAAGCTTAGAGTATCTAGAGAATGGAATACTCAAATAATGAAGCTTGGTGGAGACAGATTTGCTTCTTTATGGAAACTTTCATCTGTTCAAACAGCTAACAAAGCAGGACAGAAGTTCATGAACATATCTGTTTCTAACGTTGGTTGGTTGAAAGAATCTGCTTACAATGTTGCAAAAGAGTTTTATGAAAAAACTTTTGCTACTCAAACTAAGTAGTTATATCTCGTACGGGTGCGACATATTCTGTCGCACCCTTGTACGTATGCTATACTCCTTGTGTGAAAGAAAAGGAGTTCATAAACAAAGTGCATAGACACTTATCTAAAGAAGTTTATCGTTGGAAGATAAACGATCCTTACCACGGCGGTGTGCCTGATACTTATTACTCAGGTCCAAATAGTAATTGTTGGATAGAATACAAATACAAACACGCGCTGCCTGCAAAGTGCACGTCAAAGATAAAAATTAATTTATCAGAACAACAACGCATTTGGTTAACACGTCAAAAAGAACATGGAGTATTTACGTACACAGTTTTTGCATCTCAAGATCTAGTGTACGTAATGGAAGATTTTACAATTAAAGAAATTACTTTAAAAGAATTTAACAAAAAAGCAGTATCTTTTAAAAATTTTATAGAAGCACTCACAAAACATTGTTTAGGAGATAAAAAATGAAAGACATGGTTAACTCACCACCACACTACAACTCTGGGGATATAGAATGCATAGACGCAATCAAAGAAAGTATGACACTTGAAGCATTTAAAGGTTATTTAAAAGGCAACATTCAAAAGTATATTTGGCGATATGAAGCTAAAAAAGGTGTTGAAGACTTAAAAAAAGCCCAATGGTACTTAAATAGACTCATAAAAACCTTAGAAAAAACCAAAGTTACGTAGCACGCACGGAGATGCTCTGTATTGAATTTTAAGTATTTTTGATATCAGCACAAGGACTATGTTCTTAAAATGCGTTAGACGCGATTCTGTGAGGTCATTTTCTTTTAAAAGACCTATTTTTTGATCTATGTTGCAAAACTACATTACTTCTTGAATTATTAGCAGGATTTCCATCTACATGATGTACATCTATAACACTTCCTTTTCTAACTCTACCCTCTCTTAACATTTGCCTGCGTATTTTATTACGAGCTGCTCGTCTTTTCTTTTGTTCTGGAGACGAATGGTAGTTTGCATATTCGCTTTTATAGTTTCTAGTCATTTATACAGTATACACTTTTAATGGTTTCTCTTTACCTTTTACTTGAATCTTTCCGTGTGGGGAACATTTGTCCACTTTTTCTGCTGTACGTTCTCCAATAAGAATATCCACTCCATATTTTTTAGTTGCACTTTCTAATCGTGCAGCTATATTCACAGCATCTCCTATAGCTGAATAATCAAATCTTGTATTACTGCCCATGTTTCCTACTACAGCTTCACCCGTATTTATACCTATACCTATGGCAATTGGTTCAGGCAATTCTTTCTGCAGCATACGCATTGCCGTGCGCATATCACGAGCACAGGCGACAGCACGTTGTTCATGTTTATCAATCATTAGGGGGGAATTGAATATGGCCATACATGCGTCGCCTATGAATTTGTCCACCATCCCACCGTGGGCCTGGATGCACGTAACTTGTTCAGTTAATACTCTATTCATTATTTCTGTTACTTGTTCAGGTTCTAACTTTTCAGATAAGTTTGTAAATCCCCTAACATCAGTAAACAAAAACGTGCAAGTTCTACGTTCTCCTCCTAATTTAAGTAAGCTAGGATCTTTTTGTAATCGTGCAACTTGTCTGGGATCCAGATAGTGCTCGAACTGTTTTTTTATCTGTTGTCTTAATTTATATTGTTCCCCAAACCTTAACCAAAATTCTTGTACGGATGTAAGTGTTATAGCTACTGCGCTATAACTAAAGTCTATAAGTATATTATTTCGTACAAACCATACTGCAGCTATAGCAATACTTGTATACAGAACAATCATACCAACCATAGTGCCTGCAACGGGTAAACTACGTATTATAATTATGCTTAATATTAAACATCCTATCAGTATAAGTAATTCATATAATAGGCTTGCACCCGGTATTTGAGGCACATTTACTGTTAAACTTTCAGCCATTGCAGCTTGTACTTCATGCGGATACAACAACCCAGCTGGCGTAGCTATTTGAGGCATGACACCTTTTGCAGTCACACCCACAAACACAAACCTATCTTTTACATCCATCTCTTGAAGCGTAGTTCGTGGAGTATCACTCCATGTTACCCATCGTCTTCCTATTTTATCTACTGGTATTTGTGCATAATTAGGTAAAGTAAGCTCTACAATCTCACTCTTCTGGCCCTTAATAATGTACGTATCTGACCCAGATATCACCTTCATAACTTCCATACCAAATGCCGGCGTCCAACCATCTGGTGTTTGTAACAATAAAGGTAATCTTCTTACTAATTTATCTACATCTGTTCGTGCAACAGCCAAGCCCTGGCTGCTAACATTTGCAAGTTCGTACGTATTTTGTATCACACCCTGTGCAGGAATCGCTTGTACGGGAATCCCATCGCCTAATATAACTGTGCCTGTTGTTGGGGGGTAGTTCCCATTATCATTTTCAAACATTGCAAGAACGCTTGGTGTGCCTGCCAACGCATCAGCAAAAGCTTTATCTCCACCAAATCTATCTGGTTGAGGAAAGGCGACGACCCAACCCACGCCCCAAGCACCTGCCTCTATGAGGTCTGAATGAATTTCAGCAAGTTCTTGACGAGGGAACGGCCAGCCGCCCATCATGGAAACATCTTCTTCTGTTATATCTAGTAATACAAAAGTGCCAGAAGGTTCAGGTATCTGCACAAGAGCATCAAATGTTTTTAACTTAAGGACTTCGAGAGCTTGCCAATTAAATAATAATGGCATACATAGTATTGGTATGCTAAGTAACGAAATCCATTTCTTCATCCTGACCCCTGTGTGATTGTAATAGTAGAATTACCTCCACCATTAACTACAATCTGTTGGTATTTACCATCCTGTATTAAGATAATAGTGTAACCTTGAGCACTGTTTACCGTCAACTGTGCATTTTGATTGACCTTTCTTTGGAATGCAATTTGTTCGCCTTGCAATAAAGTAATTATTTGAGTTTCTAAATCTTGTCCTATTTCTGTGCCTTGTATTGAAGTACCTACAGTCAATTTTTTAGTATCTAACTCATCTATTTCTTCTATAATTTCTAATAAATCTTCAAAAAAGTTTATATCTAAAAAGTTTATATCTAGCTCTGTAAACTCTAATGTATCCTCAGCTAAATAATCTTGCTCTAGCTCATTAAACTCTAAATAGTCTATATCTAATATAGCTCCGCTATCTGCTACGGACGTTGTGGATGACTCTGTGGATAAGTCTTGTTCGTCCGGAGGCGTAACAATAAGCATGTTATCTATTACATCTAAAGTAAGATCAAGTATTACAGGTTTGCTTGGGGTTGTTTCCCATACTTCTACAGTTGTAGCTTGGTAGGGTTTGTTAAGAGTAACGCTACCTGTAGCAGTAGTAACAAGTATCTCACCACTAGAAATACCGTTAGCGTCAGGTAATAAAATAATGAGAGAACGCCCCAGTTCATCAACCGTGCATGTAAAATCTGTACCTCTGATAGCAATATCAGCGGTAGGTGTGGATAGTCTAATATTCTTTTTATCAATTTTGCCTAACCTACTGCTTATAAATCTAGCCGTGCCACTTGCAAATTGCAGAGCCATTTTACCTTTTGAAGGATCCGGGTCAAATATATATTCAGTAATAACTAATTTAGAGTTTTCAGTTAAACGTACAATAGAGTTGTCCAGGAAAGTAATTCCTACACGGCCCGCATTAGTGCGGACATCGTCCATTTGTTGAATGCCAAAGTCTAACTCAGCCCCGTAAGACTTGTCTCGTATTACTTCAGCAGAGCCATTTAGCTCAGATATATCTCCAATATTAGCAGCTTGTGCTTGTACCGCCGTCGTTTTGAATAACGCACACAGTACCATTATTGCCATTAGATATAATTTTAAGCCAGTCCCTAGCCAATGTAGATGATTGCGTAATGTTAAAAGTCCTGCTGTTGCCTGTTTGGTCAAGATAGAAATATCCATTTTGATATCCACTTCCGTCAAATGTTATTGAGTTAGAGTCCCCATCCACGTCTACATAAGATGTGCCTAGGTCATAATCAATGTCAAAATCAAACTCGTTGCTATCTCCATTAATTATCCAGTCTAAGTCAAGTGTCGAAGCTAAAGCATTAGTACCAACATTTAAATCAAAGTCGTTACTAGAACCAGTTACGTCTACATTGTAGTTACCTGAATCTGCGCCATATGTATTGGTTGGGTCTACTTGTATATCGAATACGTTGCTATCTCCATCAAACTCAAAAAAGCCTGTAATGCTATCTCCTAAGATATCACCTAAGAATTTGTTTGAGCTACCTATCTGATTTATATCTAAAGTAAGATTTAAACCATCAAGATCGAGCGCGGTCATAGTACCACTAACAGCATTTAATCCACCGATGATGTTAGATGAACCTAATTGTTCTATATCTATGTTTGCGTTATTCCCGGACTGGTCAACATATACTTCATTGTCAGCATACAAAAAACCAACTAATAGTAAGGGTAAAAGTTTTTTCATTTATAACTCCAATATCCAGCTTGTTCACCCTCCTTGATAATTTCTAATACGGCTGTTTCTATGGCAGAACGCAAAGCAAGTCCTCCAGACTCATTTCGCACCACACCACTTTCTATCTCTACTAATTCAGTACCAGCTTCAATAAAACGAAACACGTCGTCTGTTAATGATACACTAAGAATGGTCTTAGATACTAGTTTTTCAAGTAACACCTGACCTGAGTTTACAGACACAAGACGCAATTGTATGGTTATTGAGTCTGTTCTATAAGCCTTAGATATACCAATCCCTAAATATCTAGCACCTGCCCCACCAGATGTTACATTAGATTCATATGAAACTACTGACCCTTCTAATAATAAACCTGCAAACAACAAAGTACCTATCTTTGTATTGTCTTTATTCTCAGTTCTACCACTACGGATTATCTGGCGTTCTTTAGTTAAGTTATCTAACCCACCTCTTTCTACTACGGTAAAAAAACCCCCATTTTGTTTACATGCGTCTTTAAGAGCTTTGATAAGATAGGCGCTAGGTTGTTGAGTTATAGCGGTAGAGAAGCTAGCATACATAGAATTACTAAGTCTTTGACCTGTTTGGTCTGTAAATGCGCTTCCGTACACAGCTACAGTTGGTTTTCTTTCAGGCGTACGGCATTCTTGCAAGTCTGTTATAACTAGCTCTTCTATTTGTGCTGATTCGATTTTCCGTATCGGGGCTATGTTATTTTCTATAGGGTCTTCTATTAATAACGAAGCGCAACTAGAAAGTAAAAGAACCGATAGGTACCGTAATTTCTGTAGTATTGCCATCTGGGTCTGTTATCTTTAAGGTTATCATTGTACCATCTTCACTTACACTATACTCAATAGTATTACCCATCAATTCAATGATACCTTGTGTTTGAGGAGTGTCTCCAAACAAAGCATCTACTAGTTGTCTCGATAACTGTGCATATATTCTAGACTCTAAGTTACGTATAAATCTTGCAAGCGTAGTGTTTTCTGCATCTCTTTTAAGCTGTTCTTTATAAGCTTTTAGTTCTGCTTTAATATTTTCTTTACGATTAAACTCTTGGTTCTCAATAGTAAGATAATGTGAACTAGTGCCTACTCCACTAAAACTAGGGTTTTTAAAGCCATGCACTATTTGATCTGCTTTTAAATTTAAACCTATTATTCCTAAAAATAAAATAAGGCCTATTACTAATACAACTTTATACAGAACTATTTTTTCTGCATATTCTTTTTCTAATTGTTTTTTAGTCTTTTCTTTGGTCATCTCTATCCGCCTTGGCAATTTTATTGCTATCTATAAGTTGAGGCACGCCAAGAATAGTTTTAATCAAAGTGTCTTGTCTTATAATTTCATTGTCTAAACTACGCACCCTGTCTATTAATGCTACTAAAATACCATGCTGTGAGTCAAGTTTAGTGCCAAGCCTTTGTTCTACGGCGCTTATTTGTTCTGCTACTTTATCATCGACAGTGTCTAATTTTGTTTCCATACCGTCAACAATACGCATTATTAATTTATAAATAAACCACCCTAAACCTAGAGCAGCTGCAATAGGAAAACCTACTTCTTGGATTACAGTGACTGCTGATTCCATCAGTCTTGTTTATTGGAGGCCCCAAAATAAAATGATATTACTGCAGAAGCTAAGCCACCAAGATAGCCTAAGACCAAATTAATTAGAGCCTCACTGTTTTGTTCTGGTGGTTGAAGAGTTACGAGAAAAATATAACCAAGAAAACCACCAACCATGGCTATACCTATAATTCTAGCTGTCCAATCTTTACTAAATGTGTTTCGTGCGTGTTGTTTTTCTTGAGCTTCTAAATCGTATAGATCTATGTCTAACTGTTTCATTTTAGTTTCAAACTCTTTTTCTGCTTTTTTGATTTCAATTAGCTGTTCAGGAGTAGCATTTTGTATAGCTTTCTCTAAAGAAGCAGGATCATTTTCTACACCTAATACTTTTGATATGACATCTCCTGCCATACCACCTAACGGTCCGCCTAGCGCAGTCCCTAATGTTGGAGCGACGCTCCCTATTATATTACCCAGTAACTTCTTCATATTTTCCAAGCTTTAACAGCTCCTCCTTGTTTATTAAATGTTGTGCTTCTATATCATCTTTGCTTTGCCCTGTGTAGGCAACAGCAAGGTAGTTATCAATAAGCGCTTGGTTTAGATCTACGTCATCTGCAACGATAACCCCTAGAACTCTACCGAACTTCCCTTTCTTGTCTAGTTTTGTTTGTATTTTTAAATCATCAGCGTGCAGGATAGCATCTGATAAAAACTTACCAGCTAGTTTACCTCTAGCTTTTTCGTCTAAATCTCTTGTTCGTGATTCTGGCGTGTCGATTCCGTATAACCTGACACGAGACTTATATGATATATCAAAACCTAAATCTATTATAGCGTCGACAGTGTCTCCATCTACCACCCGGGTTATTTCGCACCTATACTCGTACATTATTTACCCACTGCTTTTTGAGCTTTTTTGTGAGCAGCTCTAAAAGTAGAACCTTTCATCATGAGGTTTTTCATATACTTCATGTGCTTTGCACTATGGTGTTTGGAATGTCGCTTCATAGTAGCCTCCTGCCTTTTAGTCAAAGCTTTTTTCTTTGTAGGTTTTTTCCTTGTTTTTCTTTTATACGCCATAGTTTATTCTATCAATCTCCTGTTATGGTATCAACTTCTGCTGGGCCATAAATTTTCCAAGTAAATATAGCATCTAAACGTGTTTCGTTTTCTATATCTTTATACCATTGTATAACTTGGGCATTTGTTAAATCTTTTATTAAAATAAAATCAGAAGGTATTCCGTTATCTTTTATAGAAAAAGGACTAAATACTTTAGAAAAATTTTCAGTAAGTGTTTTAGAACTGTCTGCTTTATCTGTAGCTGTAACTGCAACAGTTATCTCCGTAACTATAGCTGTGTCGTCATGTTCACTAAGTGGAGTTGTATGCACACCAACATAAGCATAACTGTAATTAAAATTATGTATTGCCACTATGCCTCCGAGAACCTATAAAACGCAAATTGTACAGATGAAAGGAATCTGTTACTTCCATCTCCTTGCGCTAGTATATATAAAGCCATAGTAGAACTAGTGCTACTTGTTTTTCTTACAGATACGTCTAACTGCACCATATGATTTGTGCTATCAAATCTATCAATAGCTGACCAAAACTGTGATTGTCCTGAATGGTATTGAGCAGATCCACTATCTGCAATAGGTACATTCATATTAGAGTTATTTGAGTACGCAAAATCACTTCTTAAATCAAAACTAGAACCAGACCCATAACTACCATCTCCTATAACTATACTAAGTGTTTTAACTTGTCCATTGCTACCAAAAACACGAACGTAACCACTGTATATACCAGTCGCTGTGCCAATATCAGCTACGTGTACTAGACGCATAGTATTATTAGCCCAAGGTCCCACACTAGATACAGTGCCTCTAGCTATGGGTAAAACTAAATTTGTTACATTAATTTTATCAGCAGTAATAGTATTAGAATCAATTCTATCCGCAGATAAAAAACCTGCATTTATTTTAGTTGCGTTTAAATCATTTATCTTTGCGTTAGTGATTTGTGCATCACCTACGAGCGCAGTTGTAATATTTGCCGTCGCAATTTTAGCCGTTGTAATTTGAGCGTCTCCAATCTTAGCCGTTGTAATCGCTGCGTTTGAAATTTTAGCACTTTGAATTGTTCCGTCTAAAATACGTGCATTTGTTATAGCTCCGTCTTGGATACGCGCGCTGTCTATAAATACTGAACCCCCACTAACTATAAAAGGTGCTACGTTAGTACTACCACTAAATATAGCAAACTTATCTGCTTGAAATTGCACAAAAGATTGTGCTCCTGAGCCATCACTAGCATTAGAGCCAATCACCATTCCAGCTACTGATTTACTATTGTTAGACTCTGTAGCTACTTGCAATACAAACATTGCATTAAGATCACCTGTATGACTAGCTGTAGTAGTATTCAACGTGTTAATTGAACTAGTGTTGCCATTAACAGTAGAGGTCAAACTAGTTACAGAAGATGCAGTAGCATTTTGTGCATTAGTTACTGTAACAATGTCAGACTGAGCAGTAGCCATAGCCGCAGTTAAAGTGCTACCTGTAAAACTAGTACTACCAAAAAGATTAACTAGTGTTGCATCACGTCCTGCCACCCAAGCATTATTAGAAGCATTTCGTGTATATATTTGACCGTCATCAGTATCAAACCAAATATCAAAAGCCCCTATAGATGAACCGTCTGCTCTGGTACTTGGTGCACTAGAAGATTTTATTACGTTAGCAGCTGCTGCTGTTGTAGTTATTAAATTAAATCCAGGTAAGTTAGATAAACTTTCTGATAGCTGTTGCATAACAGCTCCTATATTTTCTATAGTATCTGCTTTTGTGCCGTTAGTTTGATTAAAAGGCCCTCTTACATTACTGGTGCTTACAAACCTAACCCAATAAAAATATGTCTGATCATAGCCAACGGGGTCTGTAATAATAAAAGAAGCAGTAGTTGTTATAAGAGTTGCAGTTCCTACCTCATCATCTCTTGAACGCCACACCTCTGTAAAAGCATGGTTACTATACTGAGCGGGGTTCCAAGTAACTATTATTTCTGTAAAAGCACCAGAAGCCTCTAGGCCTGTAGGAGCAGGAGGAATAGTTAAATCGCCTTTTTGATCATCGTTGGGTATAAAATCAATAAGACCATTTGGGTCAAACGGTCTCTCACTTAGACGTTTTGCTAAACCGCTTTCTACAAGTTCTCTAAGAGTAACAGCTCTATCTAAAGGGTCGCCACGTCTACCTAATCTAATCTCTTGAGCTTCTCTCATGGACTCAAGAGTATCTCTTAATTCTCTATCTATTTTTGGTGGGATGTTTTTTAAGGCAGGAACTTTAGTAGACATTAGATTGCCCTTAATTCAGCCATTGAATCTCCTACGCAAATTTCATTGACGATGGTAGCTCCTTCTACTTCTACTGCGTATGTTTTATGAACGCTGGCCGGTAAACGTACAACAGGTTCTGATATAGCCGTTGAACTAAAACTAGGCGTAGTGCCTGTTACAGTAAAAGCATTACCAGAAGAAGCTATAACAGCATTATATATAACACTGCCATCTCCGTATACTTTTACTCTAACTGGGTAGGTTTCTGCATCTACTTTTGCAAAACCCATACTCGTAGGTTTAGGCATAACATATTCTTTAGATTTCCAATTAAAAGTTAAATTAGTATTGCTACCTTGAAATTTTTTAATCGTGTTGCTTATAATTAAATATAACTGACTGTCGTCCGGATCTGTATGGCCGCCACGTATCAAACCGCTAGCATCTAAATCTACAAAACTTGTACCATCAGATACTCTTGGGTCAAATATAAAACCGCCATATCCACTACCTGTAGAATAAAAACCTACATATCTTTGTTCCCACAAAAAACCTGTAATAGTAGCGGGGTAATAAATAGATTGCCATTGACTAGGAGTTATTATACCTTCTGTAAGGTTTCGTACAGTTGTTCCTTCAGCTGCGATCAAACCGTCCGGACTAGCATATATAACATAAGGACCCATATCTACCATAGACCGTTTGTTTAAATTAGCTTGTGAACTTTCTATACGTATTGCAGTCATAGTGTCAGGGCCTGAACCTGTAATTAAGTAAGGCACACCTTTTGTAGTAACTAACACACCATTCGATACTACTTTTATGGCTACTATTTCTTCTTCAATAGCTATTCTATAAGAAGCGGGCCAAGCGTGTGGTAAAAAAGCTTCACTAAAACATACACGTTTACCAGTAAAACCTGCAAACACACCTCCCGGTAGAGCACATAACCCTTTCATAGGCCCATCAGGATACAAAGTTGTATCGTCGTCTGGTGGTGCAATCCATGTAGTAGAAGGTATTACTTCTGCTAGTTCGTTATTATTTGACGTATCCGCATATGTAGTTGTAGCGAGCGTTACCTCTGCAACAAACTGAAATGCGGTTGTATTTGAACCGGTGTTAGATCTATATATACGTTTCTTAAGTAAGTTAGTATTTGATTTTGCACTACTAGTTTCTAGGTTACTTAAGTTTACGGTCTGATTATCGTCTGTTGTCACCACAGTAGAGGCAGGAGAGGGTGGCCCTTCTTCACCATAAGCAGTTACAAAGGTATAAACATAAGATGTTTCAAAATCTATATTGGCGTCTGACGGTCCGCCAAAAGCAGCACCATTTGTTACAGAGCTTGATGTGCCGCTGCCTGTAGCAGAACCACTGGTTTCTACAGTAAGAGTTGTGGCAGACGGAGTGGATACTATTTTAAAATCGCCATTTATTTCATCGGCAGTAAGACCATTAGTATCACTAAAACCTGCAAGCGTAACAAACTGATTTGCGGCAGTATTATGAGCACTAGCAGTGGTTACAGTTATAGTACCAGAACTTTGTGTTGTAGTTATGGTTGCGTTTATTTGGGTTGCAGCAGCTACGGCTACAGTTGGAGCGGCTGTTGGGGCTGGTACACCTAATCTATAAAAAGCATCTGGATACGGTGCACTACCTAAAATGATGTCACTTCTACCCATCCTAGGAAAAGATTGACCAGACCAGTAGATCGTGTCATTAGTGTCCCCGGCAATCGGTCCACGTACGACGTCTACATCTTCATCAAACTGCAACCAACGTTCTGGACTGTCAGTATATTTAAATATGGTTTGCTTAGTTGTATTAGCTAGAGTTGAAACACCGCTAGAAGGGTTGGTAGTAGAATTATCTGTTATAGGAACTAAACGTCCGCTCTCTAAGTTTACATCCGTTGCAGTTTGGGCAAGAGTATCTGCTAATAGTCTAGGAGATATTCTTGGTGCTTTGCCTCCGAATGTATTAAGTTTAAAGTAAGCCATAAAATCATTTTCCAGTGTTTAGAACAGATTCCTGTAGTTCTTGACTCCTTCTTCCTACTTGAGTAAACCATTTACTATCTTGCATCTCAACAGCCATTAGACTCCATTGATGTTTTCTACAAGCGTCTAACATTTTTTTAAACTTAGAAAGCCTCGTGCCACCTAAATTAAAACACATGTTAACAAGCACGTGTTGTATGTTTTCAGGTAAATTATAAAAACCTTCATCTGTACCAAACACATGTATTGCTTCTGCAAGATGTTTATTAAAATCATCTTCATAATACATGTCTACTACTTCTTGTGACACTTTTGTACCAACTTCCCAATCATACTCAGGATCTTCTGGTTTACAAAGATGGCCTATACCTAGCGTTTTAAAACCTAAACTATCTTCATAGATTTCTAAAACTTCACCCTCATGGCGTTTTATTTCAGCTTTACATTTTTCAATGTTCATACCTACTCCTTTTTTTCTGTTTCTATTTTAACCTTAGGTTTTATTTTATCTTCTTTTAAAATAGTTTTTAACTCCCCGTTAAGCGCAGCTATGCTTGCTTGCGTTAACTTAACATCCATTGCTAAGTTATTAAGGTTTTGTTGACCTTTGAATAAAACATTAAAGGCTTCTATTGCTCTAGGCGTTAGATCCTGTATGTCATATTCGTTATCATCAAAAGTAACAGTTTTTATTTCGTTATTATTTTCCATATAAATACTCCTTATTAAGTTATGGTTTGTTTAGTATATCCTTAAGAAAAAAGCCTGTCCACGCCGCTCATACCTATAATAAGTATGTAAAGGCCCATAATATATCTAGTATACTTTGAGTCCATAGCGTCAAACTTAGCGTCTCCTTTATCTAGACGTTTCTCTATGTTGTCAACTTGTGCTTCTACTTTTGCTAATGATTCTTTAGTTGTCGCCATAATTAATTATTAGATGATATATATGCTTTACCTGTAGTAATAGCATTAGTGCAATCAGTTTTTTTACTACTTGATGAGCCTTTTACATTAGGCGTTACATCATCACTATCAACAGGTGCGTACTCTAAAATAGTTTCTAAGTGGTCAACATTCTTTTGCACCATTGCATTTATTTCAGTTTGTGTCATGCCTGTAACATCCCAACTTCCATCTTTAACACCATTAATTAAATTAACGCTATCCATAGCGTGGTTTAAACATTCTGTTACTGTTTGTGTCATATTATTCTCCTTTTAACTTTCTAGAGCAGCTACTTTTGCTTCTAATTCTTGTATTGCTTTTACTAATATAGGTATTAATTTTTCATATTTCATGCCATATTGTTTGCCATCTTGTGATAAAGATATAGTTAAATTACTATTATTATCTTTATTATAACCTGCTGCTTTTTCTAAAACTTCAACTTCTTGTGCTTTAAAACCAATATCTAATTGAGCTTCTTTATGAGTTCCATCATGTGTAATGGAGTTTAAATCTGTATTTGGGTTTTTATCCCAATCAACATATTTACTTCTTTCGTCCCATTTAAAAGTATAAGGTTTTAATTGTTTTACAAAATTTAGTCCTATATCTAAATCTTTAAAATCTGTTTTATCTCTTTCATCAGAAGTAACTGTCAAAGAAACTTTACAACCAAGCTCTATAATGTTGTTATTTCCTAAACATACTCTGTTACTATGACTAGTCAAATTACCAAGTGGTGAATCTGAACGACCTGCTCTATTTCCAAGTAATAAATTATTAGAACCAGAAGTTAAACTTTGTCCTGCTAATCTACCCACACAAGTATTATTGTCGCCTGTTGTTAAATCTTCACAAGATTCAGAACCTATAGCAACATTATCATCACCAGTTGTAAGGTTTGTACCAGCAGCATTACCTAATCCACAGTTCCCTGCACCTGTAGTTAAAGCGTCAAATACTTGGTAGCCTACACCTGAATTACTTGCTCCACTTGTAGCATTTGTTAAAGCCTGTCTGCCTATGGCTACATTATTATCTGCTGCACAATCTTGTAAGGCTTGATAACCTACAGCAACATTATCATTTCCACCTGTACCTAGTTGCATGGCTTCTCTGCCTAAAGCTGTATTACCAGTACCAGTAACATTTTGTGCAGATGTTTCACCAAGAGCAGTATTACTATGACCAGTTGTAGTATTAAGTAAAGATTTACGACCAATTGCTGTGTTGTTTGAAGCAGTCGTATTAGCACTAAGAGCATCATTACCGACAGCTGTATTTTCAGCACCAGTCGTATTTGCATCTAAGGCTTGATGACCAACAGCAGTATTGTTTGTAGCTGTCGTGTTAGCAAGTAACGCGTTAACTCCAACAGCCGTATTGTTTGAAGCTGTGGTGTTAGAACCAAGAGCTGATGTGCCAACTGCCACATTATAAGAACCAGTTGTGTTTGCATCTAATGCATTGCCACCTAAAGCTACATTTTCAGTACCAGTTGTTATTAGTTTACCAGCGTTTGCTCCAACTCCTGTATTGAAATCTGCAGTGCTTGCAGATAAAGCATTTGTTCCTAATGCTGTGTTATAACTGTTAGTAACATTTGCATCTAAGGCAGAATGACCAACAGATGTGTTAAGTGTACCTGTTGTATTTAATGCTAGAGCATTTTTTCCTACTGCTACATTATGATTAGCTGTGGTATTAGCACTTAAAGCGTTTTGTCCAATAGCTGTGTTATCTGAACCTGTGGTATTAGCATCAAGAGCAGCATACCCCACTGCGACATTCTCTGAACCTGTAGTGTTGACTGCTAGTGCTGTATGTCCAAATGCAGTGTTATTATCTGCTGTAGTATTAGCAGATAATGCTTCTACCCCCATAGCTGTATTTCTAGTACCAGTAGTGTTTGCATCTAAAGACAAAGCACCAACTGCCGTTAATTGGTCTCCTGTGGTGTTTAATTTTAAAGCTGAAGCACCAACTGCTGTGTTATTACTCGCTGTTGTATTTTTATTTAATGCTTTAAATCCTATACCTGTATTTGCATCAGCAGTTGTATTTTCTTCTAATGCTGCTAACCCTATGCCTGTATTAGAATGTCCGTCTGTATTTGCAGTAAGTGATGATTCACCAACAGCAGTATTATTTGAAGCTGTAGTATTAGCTGTTAAAGCACTTTTACCAACTGCAACATTTGAAGCACCTGTGGTATTCGCCAATAGAGCTGCATTACCAACTGCTGTGTTAGAATCTGCAGTAGTATTATTTTCTAAAGAATTAGCACCAACAGATACATTACCTGTTCCTGTTGTGTTTGTTCTTAATGCATCTTTGCCTATAGCAACATTATTACTGCCTGTTGTATGGTCTTCTAATGCTTTATAACCTACTGCTGTATTACTATCGCCTGAAGTTAAAGCTGAAAACACATCAACACCCAAAGCAGTATTAAAATTAGCTGCATCTATTGTGCCTGTAGCATTATCACCAACCATTATAGAATCAGTACCAAATGTTTTGAATGTTGGTCCACTTGCAGGAGCATCTTCCCATGCGACACCACTTCCTGTTGATGTCATTACTTGACCATCAGTTCCTTGGGCTCCACTTATTAAATAGTTTGTTGCATTTACTGAACTGTTAAATGTTGCAGCGCCACCTTCAGATATATCAAGATGTAAAGCTGTAATAGTTGAACCACCATCAGAGCCTTTAAACCTCCAATCTTCATCGCCTGTATTGAGCAAGAAATCAACACCATGTGATTCATGTTTAATTTCAAATACAGCATTTCCGCCTTCATGGAATTTCCAATCATCACCATCTGCATCAAGAATGATATCTCCAGCTGCATCTATTGTAAGATTACCTGTAGAACTTATTTGAGAAAAGGTTGGTGTAGATCCTACAGTTTCTATTAGGTCGGACAATAAAGCTTTCTTCAAAGCATTATCTGTAGCATCGAAGATAAGCATATGGTCAGATCCAACAGCTGTAACTTCAGTCTGTGTTGAGATAACTGAGGGGTCTAAGTATTCGCCATGTATCTTTGTTTTTGCCATATTATCCTTCTAATGTTTCTATTCTAGTTTTTAAATCTTCTATTATTACATCTTGTTCTTTGATTGCATTTACTAATAATGCTACAACTGAACCATAATCCATTGCATAAGCACTGTTCCAATTTTCAGTTCCATCATCTTCAGCAGCATGATATTGAACTGCTTCAGGTATTATATCTTCTACTTCTTGAGCAATAAATCCAAACTTATATTTATTTTTTGAGACATGCCCTTGAATTTTATTTGACCTATTAACAGTTTGAAATCTTCTTCCTGTTAGTTGTTTTACCTTTGATAAAGCATTACTTATTGTTGTAATATTTTTCTTTCTTCTTCTATCAGAACCGGTAGCATACCCCCCATCAGACCTTACAACAACTGAAAAATCTGAACCTGATGTCCCTGGATAACTAGCTGAACTTATATTAGTTCCATGAATTCTTAACTCTGATTGAGTACTTGCAGTAGAACTATAAGGAGTTGCATTTAGTACTGAAATACATGGATAATCTGACCATGTTCTATCAATTGCTATACCTTGATAAGTAAACAGTACTCCATTTCTTGAAGTACCGCCGCCCGCTGAACCTGTGTCAGCCTTACCTGTTATTTTCATTGCATGGGTAGTGCCACTCATGCCAAAGCTCGGAGCTTTGACATAAAATTCTAGTGAACCAGTTTCCTGATTATTTGTTCCAACCATAGAAGAACAACCAATTCTTCCATAGTGGTTACCTGATGCTCCAGCAGTATCTCCACCAGTAAAATCAATTGCTCCGAATTGATAATTTGATCCCGCATAACCTATCGCATCAATAGACATTTTAGTAAGATAATCAGTATCATTACCTGTTCCAGTTCTTACCTTTCCAACACGGAAAGGTACTGTTAGGTTTGGTATGTATGTATGATTTTGAGGTATGCCAATTCCAACACTACCTCCGCTTGGTTGTAAATAGTAATTATAAGCAGTGGCACTACCATCAGTTCTTTGCACTTGTGACCATACGTTACCATCACTGGATATTCCAGTTATAAGACCATATTTACCAGCAACTGCACCATCTTGTTTTAAAATAGCAAAGTTTGCGTTACTACTTCCTAATCCTGGCGGATCATAGTTTGTTGTTGTACCTACAACAAAATTTTGTGCTGGGCTAGTGATTCCGCCCATTCCAATTTTTCCTGTAGCGTCAATACGAAATGACTCACTAGCACCACTAAAAATAGCAAAATTTCTAGCAACATTGGCGTTATTTACATAACCTGATTGTAGGTAATTTAAAGCACCTGTATTATATACACCAAGTTTTATTGCATTACCACCTGCAGTATGACAAATGATAATACCATTTGTCATATTTCCACTTGTATCTGGCGCTCCCTCTGAGTTTACTGTTAAACCACCAAATGTTGTTGTTTGCCCAATAACAACCTTACCTGAACTGTCAATACGCATTCTTTCTGTATCACTTGTTCCAAAAGCTAAAGTACCTGTACTTGGAGTTATAAGAGCAACACCTGAAGCAGTCTTAAATGCAAAATCTGCATCTGAAGCATTTGTAAAAAGAGCAAGAGTTCCATCTGCTCCTGAAACTGTAAGTGGTGCTGTAGGACTAGTCGTTCCAATACCAACATTAGTACCATTAAAGACAAAGTTTGTTTCTCCCTCTAATCTATTTGCAGTACCACTACCAGTAATAACTCTGTTATCAGCATTGTTGTTAATAGTTGTTCCTGTAACTGTAGCAAACGATAAACTTCCTGAGCCATCAGTTTTTAAAAATTGACCCGCTGATCCGTCTGATACATTTAGTTGGTCTATACCTACAGCGTTGTCTGCTATTACGTTACTTGTGACTTTCGTATTTGCCATAATATTATCCTACCATGTATCCCCACCAATATGCTTGACTACCATATACTGCAGCTCCAGCATTCATAGAACTACCTGCTACTCTTACGGTTATTTCATCATTTGCATTGCATTCAATTAAACATTGATGACTGACATTACTATGTGAATCAGCTTGTGCACCAGCTTGAATTGTGCCTGAGTAATTGCTTCCGTCTTTATAGAAAGCAAAATTAAAGATACCACTAGTCCAAGGATAAACTAAAAAGTTTGCTCCAAATAAATAAACGCCCGCATGAGGAGCAGTAAATACTCCGCTAGCATGGTTGCTTTTTCTATCAAAAGATTCTGAATTAAAAGCTACTGTAGCAAAACTACTAGTTATCGTTTGACTGCTAGTTAATTTAGCCATAAACGCTGGTTGTTCAGGCATCTCGACCATACCTGTTGCGGTGACTTTAAACCTTGTGCTCATACCTGAACTAGATGTTCCGGTTTTAACAATAAAACCAGATGAATCATTATTACTTGTATCGCCTCTATAAAAACCTATTTGTGCTCTTGGGTATGATGCACTAGCTAAATCTGTATAATATTCTGTAAGAGCTTCTGCTGCCCAACCTTGGTTTTCGCTCCAAATTCTTTGGACTATCTGTGAACTTCCTGCTACTGCTGTGGGCACTTTAACATCATGAAAATAAGATGGTGATGCTCCGATTCCAACCTTTCTATTAAAAGTTGCATCTCCTGCTTCTGACATATCAATTCTTAGTGCTTCAACACTTGAACCACCGTCATCTCCTGAGAATACTATGTCTTTATCTTGTGTTGGATTGTTAAAATAAAAGTCGCCACTTGATACATAAGTTTTACCAAATGTTGTACCTGCTGATAAAAAGTGTATCTCAGCATTACCAGCATCAAGTGATACTGTACTAGAATTTTTGACTGCTCCTCCAATATATAAATCTTTAAATCTAGCATCTGAGGCACCAATATCCATGTGATTGTCTCTTGCTGCATTTGCTGCTGTTATATTAAAGAATTTAGTACCGCCTGAGTGTATTCTTATACCACCATTTGAACCTCCTAAAAATCCTGCGGTTGTTGTCACAGATGAAGCTGTAACTGCTCCTGAAAAAGTACCAGTTGTTGCAGTAACACCTGCATTAAAAGTAGCGGCACCTGCATCTGACATGTCAAATTGAACAGCATTAATAGCTGAGCCACCGTCATTTCCTTGTATAAAAAAATCTGCGTCAGAAGCGGTGCTTTTGATTGCAAAACCGCCTGTTAAGTCAATAGCTCCAACACCAGTTCCACCATCTTTGAAAGTTATATCACCGCCGTCTGCATCAAGAATAATGTCGCCTGCGGAATCAAGTGTTAGGTCGCCACTAGCTTTTACTAAATCACCACCTATGTTTATGTGACTAGAAGTTTTTACATCTCCAACAATATCTACTGGCACTGAGGGTGAGGCAGTTCCTAATCCAACCCTAGAATTTGCATGATCTACAACAAAAGTAGGGGAGTCAAAAGCAACATCGTTAGATCCTACGGTCAAGGTGCCAGGCATAGTAATGTTGCCCGAAAGTTTTGCACTAGTTACAGTGCTATCGCTTGGTGTTCCAATGTTTACTGGGTTTATTACATAAACCGTTACGCCCCTACCAGCTATAACGCCTGTAGTTATAGTCAAAGTGTTAGTAGAGATAGTGTAAGCGTCTTGGTCTTGAAAGACCCCGTCTACAAAAACTATTAGATTTGTTTCAGCTGCTGGAGTATCAGATAAAGTAAAGTCTGTTTGTGGACTACCACTTACATCTGCTGCAGTAAAAGAATCTACAGTTAAGTTAGAAGACTGTAAATTAATAAGATTATCTACTATAACCTCTAGTTTTGTGCCATTTACAGGAGCTGCATCAAAGGTTAATGTGCTACTACTAAAACTAAAAGTATCGTGGTGTTGCATGACACCATCAAGGAACACCATGGCATTAGCCTCTACACCAGGGTCTATACCTATGTCATAACTTGTTGCACCACCAGAAGTGGTTGCATTAAAAACTGTTTGGTTTGCAGACTTAGCCGCAATATTTTCTTGGATTGTTTCAAGAACTCCCGCAGTAAGCCTGAGTTCAGCTGCGTCACCCGAGCTAAAAGCCCTAGCCGTAGTGCTTTCTTGAGCACGAACAATGGTCAAAGTGTTACTTGATCTTGCAGTAACCTTTACTATCTCATTATTTGTACCGTCGTCAAACGTACAGAAGAAGAACTCTCCTGCAGCTAAGCTTGGAAATACACTACCGTCTGTTACTGTAGCGCTTGTCGCACTATTTGTTAGACTAGACCCAAGCGTTGTTTTGGCATTGTTCTTAAAAACAATTCCCATAAGTAACGTCTCCTATCTATGTTAGCTAACTGTTACTGTCCAGGTAATTGTCATTGAGTCATTAGCTCCTTTGTTAACAACAGAAAATACGGTTCTACAAAGCATAGTACCACTAGAAGAAGCGTTAAGTAACGCCGCTTCTGTAACAGCACCTGTACCAGTACCAGCAGCAAAAGTTGCTACATAAGTTACAACAGCACCAGACACACTAGTACTTGTTAGAGATACCCTACCAAGTTCTGTACCTAATGCAGTTTGTGAAGCTGCTGCCGCAGTTGTACCGCTACCAATTGCCATGTGTGACATGGCAGTTGCAGAAGCGTCTTTCATACGGGAAGCAACATACCCTTTTCCAGCTGTAACAACCAAGTTATCGACTTCTTGTACAGTGTCACCGTTTAAGGCTATCTGTAATTTACCCTTTAGTTTTAAGTCGTCATTAATCATATTAGCTCCATTTTAATTTAAAACACTAGTATTTAAGCCAGCTGTATTCAGCACGCTTCCGCCACCGGCAACAAACAGAATTTCAACTGACTCAGTTATTGTAGCACTATCTGTAAAAGATGTGTCAAAAGATAAACCCAAACTTTCTGAAATGCTGGGCGTATCAGCAAAGGGATCTACAGGCCCTATTGCTAAACTTGGTGAGTCTGAAAGACTAAAAGCATCTACAAAAGCCGAATTTTCGCCTACAAAATTAAAAGAAAGGCTTTCTGATATAGTAATCGTGTCTGTTATAGCAGGCTTAGTTATAGAAAACACGGGAACATCTGTTACACTAAACACGTTACTTTTATTTAAACCTGATTCAGTAGCTAGATTATCTTCCGCACTAGCTAAGTCATCTAAAGCATAAGCATCTGTAAAAGTTCTTTGGTAAGTAACTGCCCTAGCTAGGCTTTCTGCTATGTTAGGGGCGTCAGAAAGCGGTCTTTCAAAACTTTTTGCTGGCACATCTAACATTAACATATCCCCAGCAGCTCCTACATTGATCTGCCCACCCATGGCCGAGTGATTCGTGCAATAATAGTAAAGAGTAGATGGAGTAGAGCCCGTAACTACTATTCGTGTATAAGCACCAGAGGATCCAGCAGTTCCGTTCGTAGTTACATTAGTTGTGTAAGCAGAACCTCCGCCGTGTGTACCATTAGAAGTAGTAGACAACCGTAGCGGGTGGCCGCCATTACTAGAATCAGATTGGTCAAACGTGTAAGTAGCTCCAATTCTTAGGGTTAGAGTATCTTGGCGTACTCCATTTATGTAATATTTATTAGCCCCATAGTAAGATTGCACCGTTACCGTAAATGTTTGATCTGTAGCGCTTGCGTCGTCAACAGCTTTACCCACATCCTTTGCATCAGACTCAGATATAGTCGTGGTATCAGCTTTACCCAGCCCTACAGACAGAACTTCAGAATCACTAAAACTGTAACTATCTGCAAGATCTCTAAAATATTGTACTGTTTTACTAAGTTCTTCAGTTACTGAGGTAGAATCTGCAAGTGCTTTGTCTAACGCTTTAGCTAATTCTTCACTAACTATTGGCGTGTCGCTTGCAGCTTTGCCAAAGTCGAATACGTCCGAATCAGTAAAACCAAAGGATTCTGCGTTAGGTGAATTGTATTGTGCGGTAAAGTATCTGTTTAAAGTATCCGCATCTATAAAGACATCTGCAGCAGTAAGTTGTTGAAATGCAACGATTTGTTGCATGTCTATGAATTGTACTGTGGTTTTTAGATGCTCAAATAAGCTTACAGCTTCTGTAGAATCTGTCTGTATTACCAGCTTTATTTGCTGGTAGTCTACTGTAAACTTGAATGCCATTAATCAAAGTCGTCACGTACTTTAAACTTTATCAAATCTTGCACTGTTTGTATGTTTCCATCTGACTTTGTAAACTCAAGCTCCCCTTCAAAAGTACCTGCGGTTGACCATGTCCCTGATGGGAATATTAGAGTACAAGTGCCTGCACTAGGAGCAGAAATAGTAGCTGTAATAGTAGATAACACTGTAGTTTTGCCTACTTCTCTTATTCTTAACTTTACAGAACCACCTGTTAAATTTACAGGAGCCCAAGTTGTGCTGTCTTCTACATCTAAAGTAGCACCAGAAGCAGCAGTATTGCTGTCTTTCAAGTTAAAAGTAAGTTCAGGGAGTGTATCTCCTACTACTAATTTTATTGTGTCTGAATACGCCATAATTAATTATACCTATAAATTGTTGTAAAGAGGAGTTAAGTCTTTTAGCCTTAAATCTCCTGTAAATAAATCATACCCTTTTTCTACAGTCGGTCCAAGTGGGCCTACCCACATAGGGTCTCCATACCTTCTGTCTTCCATAAACAAAGGAAGCGCTAGAGTAAAAGGCCCAAGCACCCCGGACCTATCGATAATCTCTGTACTATACTCACCCCAATCCATAGTCTGTGACCTTCTGTAGTTTTTATCCTCTGGGCTCACCCCTGGCAACAGCCAAGCTAATCCAACTTTAAATCTTTCACGTAGATCAAACCCCAACATAGTCAATGGTAATAAGGTTGCAGCACCTAAGAACAAAGGTATGGCTGCGCCTGTTAACCCAGCCTCTGTATACCTGGCTTGCATCTCATTCATAGAGCCACCTACGATAGTTTTACCATAAGCGTAGAAGAAAGACTTAAGTTGCCACACTAAAGCAAACCTAGGATCAGAAGCCCAAGTAGGTCTTTCTGCAGCATTTGGCCTTACTATAGACTCATCTACAAACCTAGCTAAAGCTAATTTTATTTTTTCATTCCCAGCTTCATTAATATTACCACCAGCCCAGTTGTTTACCTCTTCTGCTGTCAACCCTAACTCTTTTAAATATCTTATTGATCTTTGATTACCGGCTGCAGCTTTTTTACCATTATCTAGTAAGAATGCTTTACCCATACCCGCTGCAAATATCCTAGTAAATCTAGTGAACTGTTCTAATCCTATACCTCTAAAAAACTTATTAGTAAATTTTTTAGTATTTTCACTTGTATAATCTAGTTCCCCAGCGCCTACAAATGTCTCCATCATTGCATCAATACCAACAACTCCTATGTCTTTAGCTAACTGAGCAGCCTCTTCTTTATTATTGATCATATTAAAAATAGTACTGGCTGCAGTTCGTAATGCTCCAAAGTCTTTAGAACGCAGTATTGGTCCTGCTAAATCTGGAAAAGAAGCAAAAGTAGCAAAAGTTAAAAGGGTAGTTACATTAAAGGCTAATCCTATTTGATTAGCCCCTCTAAACAAGCCACTTGAAATAGGTTCAACTTTTCCTAACATTGCCATAACTGTTTTTGTAGCTTGTTCTCTTTGCTTAGGGTCTTGTATTTCACTTAAAAGTTTTTCTATTTGTTGAGGTCCGCCTCTTTTATTTAATTCTACTTTTTTAACGGTATTGTCAATATATTTTTGTAAAGCTCTATGTGGGTCTTCTAATACTTCTATATTCCTTAGCGCTTCAGTAGGTATTCTAGAGTAAAGTTTTACTCTAGCTTTAGTTAAACCTAAAGAATATCTAGCGTGAGAAGGTATATTTCTTTGTTTTCTAAGTTCTTTAAGAGTTTCTTCTACTGTTCCCATTTTTTCTGCTTGTTTTAAAGCAGCTAATTCTATTTCATTTGTAGCGTCTGAAAGTGTAATCTCTACACTTAAATCAGCCTCGGCTTTTGTTAAACCGGGGTTATACTCTATTAATAAATTAGCTAAAGCTTCTGCTTTGCTTTTATCACCTGCTATCTCTTGTATAGCTAAAGAACGGGGAAAGAAGTTAGAAAGCCTGTCCACTCCTATTTCTTGTAAATTTAATTTATCATAGTGTTCTACTAACCATTCTCTAATTCGTTGTGCTTGTGGGCCTAACTCTTCTGTGGGTTTACTAGATTCTGCATCCAAAAGGATATTCATTTTATCTTGCGTCATGTCACCAGTTTTAAACACGCCTAAAATATCTTGTATCTCATTCATTTTTGCTCTAGCTTGTGTGACAGTTGCAGTGAGAAGCCCTACTTCTTCGGTAGTTTGAGATTGGCCTCTAAACATTTGTGCTAACTTTTTCCCAGCTGGGCCATACCCTCTAAGTAAATTGTCTTTAGCAAATAAAACAACTTTTAAAAACTCTCCTACTCCTACTAAATTTCCTGTTTCTTTTAGTCTATTTACTGTTTGTTGTATTTTTTGTGGAGCTTTAGGATCACCTAACGGTATCTCTTTACCTATCTTCTCTACCGTTTGTTGTATTTCTGCACTTGCTAAATACTTTGTCATAAAATGACCGGGGTCATTATTTATTCTTTTTAACTCCACTACATAGTCAGCAAAAGCAGGACTTACTCCATATCTTCTAGTAGCAAAATTACTAAATTCTTTTACAAAAGCTTGTATCTTACCTGCTAAACGTTTGAAGAAAGAGTCTGTTTGGTTTTGTGCTTTTTTTGTTTCATCGAGCAAATAAGAAGCTACTTGATCTGACATCCATTCGTTAAAGCCTTGGTCATCATTTGTATACTGAGCAGTGTCATTACCTTCTCTGTCTTGGTTAAATGCATTAAGTAAGCCCTGTCTTAGTTTAGGTATACTTAAACTTTTTTCTAATTCTTGATTTACAAAAGAGTGGCCTATCTCATGAGCTACAACAAATGCCCTAGCTCCTTGTTCTGCTTTGTTAAGTCCTTCTCTAGTTTGTACAAGAAGAACATCAAAATTTGCACCCTTTATATTTCTACCCCTTGTAGAACCTTCTGGGCCCATATCTTGCGTAAGGGCAGCCTGAACTCTAGTTAATAGATCTGCATCTCCTTCTAAAGACTCTAAAGTAATATCCTCTGTAGTACTAAATACTTTGTAGGCTTTTTTCAAACCTAATTTAGTATTAGCGATACGTTGAAAATCTGTAAGAAAAGTAGCATCTAAGTGTTGCTCAACCACACTAGTAAAAGAAACACCGGGTTTAGGACCTGCTGCTCTTGTAGACCCTTTTGCATAAGGATTTTTAAATAGTCTTTGATTAAACTCATCTTCTATTCTTTGGTCTGGCAAAGTAGTTTGGTCTTCAACTTGAACAAATTGCGGTGTTTGTCTACCTGTTTCTAGGTCAACGCCTTGACCAGTTTCTACTGTTTCTAATCTAGATTCTTCTTGTATATCTTGCCTTGGATCAAATCCAGCCTCAAGGTCTCCACTTTTCACTTGGCTTTCTCTACCCCTTTGTAGATCATTTAAAGTAAATCTTTCTCTACCTTTATTCTTTGTATAAACAATAGCTCCTGGGTCATTAAAAGTTTCACTATTTACAAGTTTGCCGTCATAAAATAAAGCGTAGTTGCCTTCTAAAGAACCTAAGATAAAAGCAAACCCATCTATAGCACTACCAAACTCATCCTGCGATAAACTTTCACCAAACCTTCTAGCAAGAACTCTACCTTGATTAACAAGAGTTGGCATATCTATTCCTACAGGCTTATCCATCTCAGGTGTTTCTATTGTAAACCTGCTATTTCTTGCGTTTCTTTTTGCTCTATTTACTACTTTTGTTATATCTGCAGGACTAGGTTGAGTTACCCCTGGAGTGTAGCCCATGTTGTATTTAATTAAATTAAATCCACCTCTTTCAGTATTTTCATTAATCTTATAAAAAGCACCAGTTGGATCATTTACATTCTCTCTTATAAAAGCTTTTAATAAACTCTCTGAGTATCTTTTTTTACTTATGTCTTGGTCAAACTCTCTTTCAAACTCTGTTGGCACTAAAGTTCTAGCTTCTTCTACTAAAGCTTGGTCGTAAGTTATATCGGTAGAAGGTATAGCCCAAACTTGTGTACCTTTTTGTCTAGGTGTTATAGGGTCAAGAAAAGAACCCCTACCTTCTTCTACAGCAGTTGGTTCAGGGGTAAGTGCAAAAATATTTCCTAATTCTTCTTCATCTAATCCCTCATCCTGCATAGCGTCCATACGTTCTTCTACAACAGATTCTAAATCTCTTGTCTCTACAGTAAGACCGGGTGTTTTATTTATGTATGCTTCTGCTGCTGCTATGGCTTGCGCCTCTCCTTCTACAGAAGTTGACTGTTCCCAACGTGTAGAACCATCTTCATCTTTTACACGAACTGCTAAAGTGTCTTCTGACCTTCTTGGTCTAGTATAGCCTAAGTTACTAGCTAACCACTCGTCTAAAAGATTTTTATCTCGAACATTTGCAGACATAACATTCGCAAATGCTTCTGCTACTTCAGGGTTATTAGTATAAATAGTGCCTACATCTGCTATTTCTACCGCTTGTACGTTTGGATATTTAGCTAACATTTCAGGTTCAAGTGTTTCCATAGTTTCTGCATTTGCATTAACTACGTAAACTAAATCTCTTCTTATAGTAGGACTATCCATATCAGCAAACTGTTTTCTTATATCAGCTTCGCTTTCCGCTAATACAGTTCCAGCTTTATCAAGATCTTGCATCTCTGTTGTAAATGCAATCTCATGGGCTTGCTTTGCTTGGTCGTACATCTTACCAGCTACGGCAGATGGAGTACCAATAGCCGTACCTACACCAAGACCACCAAAAAACCCAGCAAATAAAGCGTTAGCCCTATCTAAATTAGCCATAGTTTTTGTGTACTCTTCGTCTATTCTAAATTTTTGTTGCACGGACAACTCCTCTTGTCCTGCTTCGGCTAGGCCTTCAGCTACTGAAGTAGTAGCTGCTACCTGTGCAATCCTAGCTCTCTTACTTCTTATTGGAGCATCTTTTGCAGTATTTATGCCTTTAGGTTGTTTTCTTTTAAGCACGTTTGCTACAGATTTTGCTACAGCAACCTCACTACCTAAACCAATTGCTGCAAAACCTAAACCTTGCAAAGCAGATTGAAAGCCAGCTTCTTGGTCTATCATGCCTTGTTCTCCAAAGTCACCAAAAGCAATACCTTGTCCCATAACTTGTTCTTGAGACCCAGCGCCTGTTAAAGCCCCTACTGTGGCTCCTCTACGTAAACGTTTATTACGAACACTTGCATAAAGATTTTTAATTAGGGTTTCTTCGTCTGGAGTAAGGGGGTCAAGTTTAGTAGGTCTTTTTTTAACTTTGTTTGCTTCAAGAGCTATAAATTTATTTACAACTTTCTGAACTTCTCTTTTGGTATAAGCTTCTTTTGCTACGCTTTGCGGAAGAATAGTTTTTTGTAAAGCCTTCGTTCCTACTTTTCTACTAACGCCAGCTGTTATAGCTGCACCAGCTCCAGCTCCCGTCATCGCTAAACCTATACTAGCTACAGCAGAAGGAACGAATTGTCCTGTTGCTTGTATTGCCTGATTAATAAAACCACCAAAAGTAGGTTGATCTAAAAACTCTTCGAAAGTTTCTGCTCCTGCTAGATAAGGAGCTCCTGCTTGTTGTATGAGTTGGGCTTGGTTTAGAGCGCTTTCGGCTTTTTCTTCATTGCCCATGATGGCAGCTAAAGACCCTTTAAAATTAACTATTTGAGCTTGGGTGTTAACTACACCAGTATCTACTGCAGCTTTAAATAATTGTACGGGATCATCTATTGGTACTATTTCGGGAGAGGTATCTTGTATCGCCCCTCTACTAGCTACTGCGTTATCAGGAACGAATCGATTACTTGCACCAGCTCCTGCAATCTCATTAGTCTCTTTCTTCGATACCATATTCTTGAATGTAATAAAGAATTAGATTTCTAGCATAAGCATTTTCATTTGGCCCACCGAACCTGTAAGTAAAGTTAGAAGGTTTTAAACTACCTTTTGCTTCTCTTTCGCTACCGGGTGGAGTAAAGTAAATTTCTGCTATTGGACTATTTGGATCTCCTGGGTCAACTCTTCTAAATCTAACATTATCAATAAGATTACCTATGTTTTGTGGATCACCAGGTGCAAAAATATCACCAAACCAGTCTTTAAAATCTACAGAACCTTCTTGGTCTACGGCTTGTGAAAATAACACGCCTGCTATTCCTTTTAAAGAATCACGAACTGTTTGAGTAGCTTCTCCTGTTATGACATATTTACCATTCTTAAACTCAAAGCCGGGGGCTCCAGGTAATCCTTTTACCTGATTTACTAGATTAGAGACAAGAGCTCTATCTTTAGGGGTAAAACGTTTAAAATCACCATCTTCATCAAACACTGTATCTATAAAACTTTTTTCAGCATCTAAAAACGTTTCATTTAAACTTGCAACATTTTCTCTTTGGGTTTGATAATACTTTTCAAGATCAATCGCAGTAGCTTGTTGAGTTCTAGTAATAGTAGCTTGAGTGCCAAGAACTGATATGTAATCTTTTAATGCAGAAGAAAAGTTCTGTTGGTTATCATAAGCAGCAAACATTATTGCGGTATCAAGAGCTGTAACTCCTTTGGCTTCAGGAGTACCAAATGGTATCTTTTTTAAATCTTCTTTTGTTTCAACGCCAAAATCAGTTATGACTTGTCTTATTCTGTTTACCAAGTCTCCATCTTGACTAAGTGCTCTTAAACTTTCCTCGTTTGCTTCAAAAAAAGTTTGTACTTCTTCTGCGGTAGCATCTGGTTTTAATTCACCTTGTATCTCAATATCAGGAACAGAAGTAAGTTGTGGTTCTTTAAATTGAAGTTCTTTAACTTTATCTTGTATGAACTTATTTGCAGCATTTAAATCAAGCCTATTCCTAGGGCCTTTTAAAAAGTCTTGTCTACTAGAACCTAAAGCTTCTAACGTCTCATTCAAATTTTTTGCATTTTTACCTTCAGAAGCTCGTTCTATGTCTTCTGTTACTTTCCTTAAATCACGTTCATTAGTAGGAATATTTGGTACACCTACATCTTGAAGAAACTTAGTGGCTTCTTCTTGTTTAAAAAATGTTCTACTTCTTGGGCCTTTTGTTTCTGTAAAATCTGGTATAGTTTTTGGACTAACAGCTGTTTGACTGTCTTTTCTTAGGTCTAATCTTTTTTGTAGATCTTCTCCTATGCTAACTAGTTGAGCATTTGCATCTTGTAAATTTATATCAGGATCATCATCTATAGCAGTGGCAACAGCCCCTGCTTCTGTTACAGGGTCATCTATATCTTCTTGGTCTCCTAAAGGTTCTCCGGTTACAAGATTTTTTGGTCCTGATCTTGCGATACTTTGCGCCATAACAGCAGGCCCTAAATTGGGATAAGCTCTATATTTTGCTATTGCAGCATTTCCTTGAATCAAAGTTTTAAATTCTTTTTCTGATAAATTAGCAACTAAATCATTAGGATCATCTGAAGCAAACCAAGTTTTAGGAGCTAATGCTCTTGTGTCTGGTCTTCTAGTAACTATGGTTTTTGTGCCGTCTTCATTGTCTCTAAAACCCTCTATAACCCCTAATTTATCCATACCCTCTTTAGTATCTGTAAATTGTCTAAATTTATTAGAAGAATTTAAAAGGGCTACAATGTCATCTTGATAAAGATACATACCGTTGTCATCTTTACTTACCAACTTTTCAAAATCAACAATATGATTATCTGGATTAACTAATCCTTTAGCTAAAAGATTATCGTAAAAAGTAGAATCTTGAAGTTGTTGGTTGGTTCTCCTTTCAGTTTTTAAAAGTTCGGCTTGACGCGCTTGTGCGTCAGTTGGGCCAAGTAGCCTTTGTAAAATAGACATTATATTAACGCTCCTAAAATAGCGCCCCCTAACCCAACCATATTACTGTAATGTTGGGATTTTGCATTTTTATAAGCTGCTGCTCTTTGCGCCGCCATAGCTGAAGCGTCTCCCAACCCACTTAATGAACTTTGATTTACGCCTTGTCCGATACCTATAAGTTCATTTAGCAAAGCATTGTTGACTTGTCTTTGTTGTATCCTAGCATTGTTTAAAGAACCAGTTAGGCCCAGCTGCCCTCCTAGTTGTAAGCTCCTCTGTTGTTGTTGTCTTTGCGCATTTGATAGACCAGCTCCGCCATATCTTTCTATGTTTCGCTGCTGCACTTGTTGAGCTATTCGGTTTTGTCTAATTTGATCTTCTCTAGCTTGATCCATTAGAGAAGTATCATCTGTAGCTTTCAATAACTTTTCTTCAAAATCTCTAAAATTATCAACGAAATCCATATAGTCTTGTCTAGTTATTCGAGCAAAAGTCTCTTCTGGGTTTGATACCGCAGGTAAGTTACTTATAGAATCTCTGTGTCCAGGTCTATGTGCCATTATCTTCCTCCAAACCCACTACCAAAACCTCTATAAAAACTTCCTACTGGAGCATTTGGATCTGGTCTATTGTCATCTTCTTCCATACCAAATTGTCCACTAGTCTGCCTGAGTTTTTTACCAATGTCTCCGGCTAGGTTAGAAGCAAATCTAAAGTTAGCATTTCTCCTTGCTTGTTTAGCTCTTGCAAACTCTAGTTGCCTACTTGATTCTATTCTCGCAGCTCTTGATAAACCAGACTGAGCATCAGCCTGCATACCTCTAGCATTTTTAAGTACATTTATTTGATCGCCTCTTTGAGCTGTCAAGCCCTGTACTCTACCTTGGAGTTGTTGTGCTCCAGCTGCTGAAGCTAAATCTGCGGCTGCATCTACAGATTGGGCGGCTCTTATAGTAGGCCTACCACTCAAAGCTTGCATAGTATCAGCTTGAGCCCTACCAGTGGCTACGCCTGAGTAGTCTTCTGTCATAGACCTATCCCTAAGTTCTGTTAACTTAGGTAAATATTTTTGTCGAAAATAGTTTTTTTCAGCTAAAGATACAGAAGCAAGAGCTTTTTCTTGCTCAGTTGCTTTATATTGTCCTGCCTTTGGTTTACTGCTCATTCAACTTCTTTCCTATATATTCGTGTATCTAATTGCCAACCTATTGTTTTAGTGTACGGCTCCATTTCTGGCACTCGCGATCTCGCTTCGAGATACTTACAACCTGCTTCTTTGGCTAAGTTATTAAACCACTCATCGTGAGCTAACCAATTGTGCCCACCTTTTTGATAAGTATACGCTATCCATAGCAGTAATGTCTTGTCTTTTGTAAACTGATCTACTTCTACAGTCAGTATCAAAAAACCTACAGAAGAAGTGTAAAGAAAGGCCCTTTCGTTTACACACTCACTGTAAACATCTTCAGGGATATAAGTAAGATGCGGATTTTCTTTTAGAACATCAAGTATGCCTGTTTTTATAACGTTCCAACACTTTCTTATGTCAGTATAAACAGGTTCCTCAATAGTCGATTTCCTTTCCGTACCTTCCATACCGTCTCCTTGGCATTCCTACTCCCTTGTACTTAACAGTTCTTTTTACCCCAAGGTCTCCGCCTCGGGCCCTTAATTCTGCTTGTTTTGTTTCTATACCAAATTGAAATGAATACTCTTGTGACGCACCAATGTCTGTCCATTCTCTGTTTGGCATACGTAATAATCGATAAAGAGTGCCATATATTATTGCGTCTCTATACTGATTAGACACAGTGGTGTCTATATTATTACTGGTTCTAGTCGGTTTTAAAGCTAAACTAACAATTACCTCTTTTGCGCCACTAGGCACAGGAACTATCCAAAAAGTAGTAGGGGTTTTCTGTAAATATACGTGGGGTTGCCCTGTTCTATCTCTCCAATCTGGATAATTTAATTCTAAACTACGTGGACTTATAGGATCCATATCATTTCCATCATGTGTCATATATAAAACTTGATGCACTTCAGTAGCGACTGGTATATCAAAATCATATTCATAAACACCTGCTATAGTATTAAAAGGGTCCATGTCTAAAATATAGGCTTTTGACCTTTCACAAAACTCTATAGTAGCTGCTCTTAAGTGTTGTTCTACTAAAGAGTCAGGACACATAGGAACATAGGGTAATATTTCTTTAACAAGAGAGGTATAAGACGCCATGATTAGTTGCCTCCTACTGAAACAGCAGTCATATTACTTATTGGGTCAACATTAGGGTCTAAAAGTGTTTGAGCTTGCCCCCCTTGCCCTATGCTAGTAGTAAATAGTTGATAATGTATGCTTGCTCGCTGGCTATTCGATGCGTATTCAGCATCTTTCATATACGCTTTGTATAAAACAAAGTCTACAATAGCGTTTCCATAAATATCATCAACATAAATGGTAGAAGAAGTGCTGCTTAAATCTGTAGGGGTTCTAGAAAAAACAATTTCTACGTACGCATTTCCAGATATACCTGGATACACGTAATACTTTCTTGGGTCATCTTCATCAAAAATGTAATTTTTAACAACAGTGCCATGGGCAGAAGCCCCTGTTACAGCAGGGTCATGCCAGTCTGGATCTTGTGCGTTCAAAATATCAGAACTTACTAATCTGATTGTTCTTTTGCCGGTTGCACTTGAACCAGCTGCTGACATATTACGAACTACTTTTATTAACCGCAAACCGACATCCGGTATGGTTTGTTCTGTTCCAGCAACTAATTGAACATTAGCATGATCTGCAGATGCTTCGGGTCTTAGATTTACAATCTCTCTTTGAGCATCGTTTATATACCTAAGAAGCTCTGCTTCGGACCACCTAACACTAGTAGTATCTTGTAAAGTATCCTGTACTCTTGTAATTATATTAGCGCCTGTAAGTGTCCCTGCCACAGCTCATCCTATCTTATTGCACAGTTAACAGTTCTTGAATTAAAGTTTCTTTTTTCTTTCTTCTATCAAGTTCTATACCTTTAGTACGCCCATATTGTTCTAGTTCTATTTTTGTCATGCCTTTTAACAAGTCTTCCAAACCTGATGAAGTAGTTGGTTCTACAACTTCAACTTCTGGCATATCTTCTACTACAACCTCCTCCACTGGAGCAGGCTCCATTGCTGGTACGTCTGACTCTTGCACTTCTGTGCAACCTTCTTGTAAACATAGTAAACCTAAATCTTTACCGACTTGTCTTGGCTCTCCAGCTTTTAAATGTATAGTAGCTCCCCAAGTAGAGGCTACTGTTATATCGTCATTTGAAACTATCCACATAATTTTACTCCTTCAAATATGGGTGGCTTCAATTAGCCACCCATAAAATATACCACAATTAGAATGCAACATCTAACGCAATAACACCAAAGTCTTCAACTTGACCTGTGTGGTCAGAGTTGTACTTAGGCTTCTTGAGTCCGAATATTTTCCCAATTGAAATACCGTTTTGGTTCCCATAGTCAAATGTATCTTCAACTATTTCAGGAATACCAATATCAGCCATTGCTAATGATTGAGCACCACAGAATAGACATCTTGAGTAGTCTACGTCTGCGTTAGCTCCACCTTTATAACCAGCAGCACCAGCATTTGATGATGTACCGGATGTAGCACCAGATGTGTTAAACACATGTCTGAACTCATGTACCATGATTCCATCAACCATTAAGCTTGATGAACCAGAGAATAAGCTAGACTGAGGCCCTCTGATACCAGCTTGTCTTACGTTAGCAAGGAAGTCTGAATCAAGTTTTAGGTCAGCCATAACTTGTGGTGTTACAAAGAGATGGAATGTCTCATCATTACCCGCGCCTCTTAGACCTCTGATGTACTGATCTTTTGCATAAGCTTTTAGATCAACAATAGCACCATAAGTTAGCTTATCAGCTGCAGCAATTGCAGTGACATCACCAGCTACGATACCATTAGTAGCATCAAATCTTCTATGTCTATTTGAGGTAGGAGCAGTTACATCACCTGAGAATGCAAGATCACCAAGGTTCTGTCCAGAATTTTGAACAGGTCTTAATGCACCGTTATTCTTAAGTGTGTAAGCAATACCACTTAGAGTTAAGAATGCTAATTGGTCCATTCTGTCAGCCATTGCGTAAGCAAGTGCATCTCTAGAATGTTCCCTAAAGTTCACAACTGATTTTTGATCATTCATTCTACCTGAAAGTCTGTTCGCAAATCTTAGTTGATCAAGTTGTACAACTATGTCGAAAGCTCTTAATGACTCTTCATTACCTTCGAGAGTGTTGTCACCCACAATACCGTCACCAGTCATGTCAGCTAAAAGTGTTAATACAGCTCTAGCTCCTTTTTCTGATTGAGTAAGTTCAGATATAGTCTGAACCATTGCGTTTGAACCCGCACCCGCGAATTGATTGATGAAGGACATATTTCTAGCGACACGCCAAAAATCACGCGACCAGATAGTTAATTGTTCACTGGTCAACGCGGCAAAGTTAGTATTTGCCATAATTATTCTCCTTATCAAGAGTTGTTAAAACCAGTCGTCTTTTGGAGCGACTACCTATCCGTATACCCACTATCGTAGGGGGGACGCTCTCGTTGTTTGCGGATTACGATTCCGGTTAGTTTTACGCTCTAACAAGCGAAAAACGATTTTTTACAGGAACGACCCTGGTAAGATATCGCTCTTACGTGCGAACTTATTTAATTTATACCACAGTTTATCCGAAATCGCCACGCATTCTTTTTAAAGTTTCTTGTGGCAATGCATCAAATTCTTCTGAGGACAATAAATCTAAATCTATTTTCTTTTCAACTTTATTTTTACCTTTTAAAGTTGGAGGTTGAGATTCAGCAGCTTCTAATTTTTTAGTTGTATTAGCTACCTTTTTCTTTTCTACTATTTTTTCACCAACTACATCTTTTTTTGGTGCTTCTTCTTTTGTAGGTAAAGTAGGTTTGATTACATACTTAGCTGCTTTATCCAAAGCATCTGCTCCTGAGAAACCCTGTATCATAAAAGCATCTCTTAAATCCATAACTTCTTGAGTTAGGTCAGCGTCATAGCTAGCACTAGTTTCATCAAGCTCTGGGTGAGCAGTTTGTAACTCTACGGCTTTGTTTTGCAAAGCTACAGCTTCCGTACTTTGTTGAACAGTTTTACCCATACGTTCTTGAACTTCAAATAGCATGTTTTGTCTTTCTGCATCTCTGATTTCAGTTCGTAGGGCTGCAGCTTTTTCAGCCTCGCCGTTCAAAATATGTTCTTGATACTCTATTTCTTTTGCTACAAAATCATACTCAGGCGCTTTATCTATATTTTCTATAGGGTTTGTAGCTTCTTCCAACTGTTTTGCTAAAGCTTTTTGTTTTGCTAGGACTTCATCAAACCTAGATTTTGGAATCATAGGTTCTTTTGTTTCATTAGATCCTTCTTGTACTGTTTCAGCAACCGGTTGTGTATCTGAGTCATCGTCTGCCAATACTGTTTCTTCTCCTGACTCTTCTGCAACTTCTGGTTCAGCTTCAGGTTCTTCTGTTTCTGTTGTCTCTTCAGTTTCTTCTGATGGTTCTTCTTCAGCTTTAAGCTCTTCAACTTCTTCAACTTCCGCCTCCTTTGGAAATTCTATTTCTTCTTCGTCTGTTTTAGTTTCCTCTTCAAAGTTTAAATCTACTTTAAACCCTTCTGCGTCTTCTGCTGTTTTTTTATCAGCCCCTGGTATCCCATCTAACATTACTTTGTCGTCTGTTGGGTTTTCAGTTTCTTTATTTTTTGCCATTTTTAATTACCTCCTGTGGTCTTCATGGCTGCTGCGGCCATTTTGGCTGCTGCTGCGGTGTCGGTTTGGTTCTTTCTCATATCATTTGTAAGCTCAGAAAGCCTTTCACGTAAAGAAAGTTCCTCACGTTTAGTTTGAATTTTACTTTGTAATTCAGCAACCTTCAACTGTGGATCTTGTTCTGCTGCTTGTGTTTTGGCAACATTAAGAGCAGATTCTGTTTGTAACCTTGTTACTTCTGCTTCTAATTTAGCTATTTCAAGCTGCGTACTTCTGATCTGTGACTCTAATTGGAACTGTTGTAGTTGTACTTGTTGTTCTGTAGGCGGAGCAGTTCCTTCCATTTGTCTGATTCTTTCTGCTATGTCAGCCTTACGTGACAAGTGTGAGTACTCTACAATCATATCGTTTGGTATTGGCACCCCAACGCCTCTAAGTTCTATAGCTTCAGCAAACTGCATTTCATCAAAGTTATCTCTAGCAGGAGCTGTACCAACAATAACGTCATACTCTCCAATTGTTAAATCGTTAATAACTAAACCTTCTGGACTCATTTCGTTTACTCTTAGCTTTTGTCTAGGTTTGTAAGGGTCAGATTCGTCAGTTATTTGTATAACTCTTTCCTCAGTGTAATAAGTTTGAATCATCTGTAATATTTTTTCAGCTAAATACTGTCTAGTTTTAGCTAAATTATCTAATGGTACTTGTAATAACAAAGAACCTCTACCTTGTTTAGCTTGAATCGCTACACCAGAAACTTCTGGGCTGTCCATACCGAGCATAGCGTCTGTTATACCACTTATTTCTTTTATATTTCTTGCAGCTTTTTGACCTAACCTATCTAAACCAGTAGGTATTTGGTTAGGTGGTATTTTACCGGGTGGAGTAGAGCCTCTGTTGTACTCTAAAACTAATCCTGTCTCAGCCCCATGTTCTTCTAAATCGTCTGCGGTCATACCAGACAAAGAACCAGATTCTACAATCCACCCGCTATTTGCAGTCGTATTAACAATGTGCAGTTCTTGAGAAGTTATCTTGTTAAGTTGTTCTTGTGGAGACAACAAGTTTCGTACCATACCAAAAGGTTTGCCACGTCTAAAGTACGGAAAGTAAGGAACAATTGTAAAATGGTCATACGGAGAATAATCATCAAACAACACTACGGTATCCGCGGTCACCGTCCAACGGACGCGTCGCATTTTTTTAGAGATGATATCTAACCCATAATCATCTGCAAACTTTTCTCTCTTTTTCTTGCCCCAAGCATTTGGTATCTTTCTTTTATCTCCAGTGACTGGGTCTACGTAGTACATACAGTCGTCTAGTTTGTAATATTGTCTTTCTATTACACGGATAGAACGAAGCATTCGTGCATTCTCTGGATCTCCAGGATACTGTTGTCCGTAGTTATACTCATCTGTATCTCCATACCTAGACTCTTCAAACTCCATTGAGTCAGCACCTAAAGTAGTACCCGTCTCAGCCAACATTCGTAATTTATCCGCTTTGTCTTGACCATAGGTTTCTTCTATCTCATCTATGCTCATCCACTTGCTTTCAAATATTTCGTTCCATGTTCTCGGGTCGTAATGTTTTGCGTCTGGGTCTATAAGAATATCTAGAGGGTCTTTCGCTTCTACTCGGATCTCTCCTTGTACATGATCATCAAAGTCAACACGAACATCAAAGTAACCACGGTCTTGTATTAAGCCATCTGAAAATACTTGGGCTTCTACCCAATCTAATTTATTGTTGTCTGCTATCTGCGCATAAACTTTTGTTAAAACATCAGCTATCTCTTGGTTACCGCCGCCTCTTGGTTTGTATTGTATGTCAGCTTTTTTCGTACTTTGTTCTGCTAGAACAGCATTGATTGTAGGTAAAATTGTATTGATTGTTAGAGCAGGTCTACCTTGGTCATCGAGTTGCTGCATGTCAAACTCGTCCCACTGTTCTCCTCTGTAGTATGCATCGCATTTTTTTGCCATGTGGATGTAATCTTCATGGCCATGGTCTCTAGCACGTACATATGCGTTAAACTGAGTTTTTGCTAAAGTAAGTTCTTCAGCTTTAGTTAAGTTCTTTTTTGGTTTTTTAGTCTTGTACACCATCTACGCACTCATTGCCGATTTCTTTTTCGGCCCCTTTGCTATTAATTCTAACCTATCTCTCCAAGAAGGTACATGCTCTGGTGCTTCATAAAATGTAGCATATTCCATAATCATTAACCCAACCCAGGCCAGTGCGTCAACTTGGTCATCATGCACGCCGTTAGGAAAACGCAAAAGTTCAGCAACCATGGTACCTGTCCAAACAGAATCTGCGGGAAAATAAACTCTTCCTTGTTGCATTCTACCTTGAATAGCTCTAGCTCTCGCTTCTTTATCACGTCTTCCTACTTTTAAATCTTTAAAATATGCAGAATGGAGTCTACGTTCTGCTACACGTTTTTCTAAGAACGGCCCGATAGCCATCTCAATATGGCCTCTCTCAATACCAACAATACCAGGTCTCCATTGTTCATATAAATCTAATATTTTTTCTACAAGTTCATAACCATCGTACTTGCCCCGAACGAGGTCAACTACGAACATATTATCATACTCATCGATCCCAACTACAAGACCAACAGAATAGTCGTTCCTGTCTCGTTGTCCGATAGCTAAATCCCACGCACAATAATAACGAAGTCTATCATAATCTATTTCATCTGGCTCGTAATATCTAACCATATCACGCGTAAAATAATCACCTTCATCGGATACAGGATTCTGTTGATACAAAGCAGTCCAATCTCTTGGACCAATCGCCCGTTGGATCATCTCTAATGATTCTAAATTATAACGTTCAGGATGCAGGGGCTCACCGGCCGCACGAAACTCTTCATCTTCTTCTGCAATAGCAGGATACTTTACTACTTCCCACTCATCTGCTCCTTCTTCTTCTGCAGTCAACAACTTACCAGCCAAATCATCATCGTGCCACCTAGTCAAAATGACTAGTATACCCCCACCAGGGGAAAGCCTTGTGTAAGCAGTAGAGGTATACCAGTCCCACGTGGCCTCTCTGTTATTTTCTGACTCAGCATCTTCTCGGTTTTTTACCGGGTCATCAATTAACAAAACGTGCGCACCTTTACCTGTGATACCACCACCCACACCAGCAGCTACATAGCCACCACTTTCGGTTGTTTGCCAAGACTCTACAGACTGTGAATCTTTATCTAACTTTGTATTTTCAAAAACATTTTTATAATTAGGTTCTCTCAACAGTTGTCTAACTTTCCTAGAAAAACTCATAGCTAACGAGCCAGAGTACGAACAACTAATGAACTCATGGTCGGGGTTTCGTCCGAGATGCCAAGCAGGAAAGGCAATGCTAGCTAGAGTAGATTTGCCGTGCCTAGGGGGCATAAACAGCATCAATCTGGGAGATTTCTTCTCTGCTACATCTTGACTAAATTTCTCTAGTCTTCTGCAGACATCTTTGTGTACCCACCCTGCTTGGTAATCGGGATTGAACTTCTCTACAAACGGCAACATACGTTTTCTTGACAAAATACGTAAAGCAAGCTCTTTTTCTGCTTTTAACTGCGCAGTTTCTTCTCTTTTATTTACTTTTACTTGTTTTTGGGGTTGAGGAAGCTGATCTGCCTCATCGGCAGCGCAATACACGCATAAGCCTTTGGGCAATACGAGATTTTCTGCTAAAAGTTTTTTACACTTGTAGCATTCTAGCTTCTGAATATCTGTCACACTTAGTAACTGTAAGTTTTTTTCTTTTTAGTAGTTTTCTTTTTCTTCATAGCCGGCTTTTTCATCGGCTTTTTCATTTTTTTACCTTTTTTATGGTACATATTTTACTCCTTTTTTAACATTTCCAACGTCTTCTGGCTTGTCTAAGCCTAGAATTTGGGTTTCTTGCAGCTTTTGGAAACTTTTTCATCTGTCCTGCACTT